TCTTTCCCTACACGACGCTCTTCCGATCTACTCGAAAATACCCCGCGGGGGATATTTTGGAATTGCTTTTTAGCTCTCGTAGGGTTCTCCGGGGGTGTTGGGTGCTCTCCGAATTAGTTTCCGATACATGTACCGCTGCGAAACGGTGGAAATACTCCCTTGGATCGAGCATGATTCTCCCCAATACCCCTAGAAAACTCTGCGATAGCGTTGAGAATCCGCTAACAAAAGGAGATGATGTCCATATGGCTCGTCGTAAACGGGTCGAGGAACCCATCTCCCCTCCACTTATTCCAGAAAGAACTCCGGAAGGACGTGAGCAACAGCTCGAAGCACTAGCTATGGATCTTGTTGAACGTCGTTTAAGAGAGGGGACCGCTTCCTCGGCAGAGACAGTGCACTTTTTGAAGCAAGCTTCATCTCGAAACCAACTCGAGATGGAGAAGATGCGGTATGAGAATCGCAAGATCGAAGCGCAGACCCACGCCATCAATAGCTTTGAAGATCAAACCAAGCTTTTCCAAGAAGCAGTCAAAGCCATGCAGGGCTACATCATGCCATCCGGCGAAGAAGAGGTGGAAGAATGATTTTATCGGATAGAACCATTCGAGGCCTTGCCACAATTCGCGGTTTGATCGATCCATTCGATGAAGATCAATTGCAGCCGTGCAGTTATGATGTTCGACTCGATTCGCGAATCAAGCGATTCGTGAAGACTAACGATTCAGCGATGCATCTGATTAACGGTTTATCGAAAGAATTACGTGGCGTATCGATGGATACCCTCAACGTCGCCAACATGGAATATATTCTTCGCCCTGGCGAATTCGTTCTCGGATCGACCGTCGAATCAGTATCGATCCCAGATTACCTGGCGTGTCATTTCGAAGGAAAATCGTCGTTGGGACGTATCGGTCTGATGACACATGTCACGGCTGGGTTCATCGATCCTGGTTTTCAAGGAACCATAACCTTGGAAATCAAAAACGAGAATCAATTCCCGATTCTATTAAAGCCTGGAATGCTCATCGGTCAGTTGTGCTTTATTCGTCTCAATACCACAGTTGATCGGATGTATGGTTCGGTCGAACTTGGTTCCCACTACCAGAACCAGATAGGTGTCACCGAGGCTCGATCATGAATGGCATTGTTCGAACTTATTCAGAACTCATGTGTATCGAATCGTATGAAGAACGTTTCGAGTATCTGGCTCTGAATGGAACAGTCGCTCGTCCGACATTCGGTAACGAACGATGGATGAATCAGAGATTCTATCATTCGAAAGAATGGTATGATGTTCGAGATTATGTCATCGCTCGAGACAATGGCTTTGATCTAGGTCATCGGGATTTCCCGATACCAGGAAAGATCATGATTCATCACATGAATCCATTGACTCCCGATCAGATCGAACATGCAGATCGCAACATGCTTGATCCAGAGTTTCTTATCTCGTGTTCTCTGGCAACCCATAATGCCATTCACTACGGCGACAAAGGCCAACTTCGGATCATGAATGAACGTTTTCCGAACGATATGATACCATGGAGGTGAACATGAACAAACATACCACATTTGAGATCATAGCATTTGTTTCGGCGATAATGTCGGCATTGATCTCAGCGATTCTTCTAGGCATCGTGTGCAGTTTCATGATTGTCATCAGGGATCAGCAACAGGAAGTGCGAACGGTTAAAACCGGCGACATTTCTTGGATCTGTCTCGATACAAAAGATGGCGATCGTATCGTTGCTGAAAGTTGCCAAATATTGCCACACGCATAGGATAGGCGTCTATCAATGGAAATCATAGATGTCGAATCCTCACCCCACACCGTGGAATCAGGGCAACGGATCATATTCAGTTTTAAGATCGTCGATGATGGTCTTAAGGATTCGAACTACGTCAACATTTATGATGACCATGGTTCGAAGATCAATTTCGGTTTACCGATTTACTAGAAAGAAAAAAAATGTCCAATATCAAGAAAGCAGTCGTACGGTTCAACGGTCAGGAACTTGTGGCGACTTATAATGTTAATACTCAGTTGTGGACAGCCACTGCGACGGCACCTGCCACGTCTTCGTATGGTCAGCCCGATCATGTATACAAGGCCGAAGTCTTTGCTCAAGATCAGGCTGGAAACTCTGCGACTGTTAATTCCAATGATCCCACGTATGGCGCCCAACTGAAGATTCGCGTTCTCGAGAAGACCAAGCCTGAGGGTCAGATTCGTACCCCGTCTAATGGTTCTGTGCTCGGTACCGACACTCAGAACGTGGTCATCGCTGTGTCTGATAATGGCGGATCCGGTTTGAACAACGCCAGCTTCAAGCTGAAGGTGAATAACACCGTCATTCCGTTGAAGGCTGGCGAAGCCGATGGTTACACTATTGAAGCCGGTTCCGGCGCCGATGCTGGCAAGACCCTTGTCAAGTACACGGCGAAGAACCTTTCCGATGGCGCCAATAAGGTCACTTTCGAATTCGCCGATAACGATGGCAATGCTGGCACTGTCCTTACGTCGAACTTCACCATTTCGACCGCGGCTCCGGCCCTTAACATCACCTCTCCGGCGGACAATCTGCTTACCAACTCCAAGACCATCACCGTTGCAGGCGCTGCTACTACAGCGGTCGCTGGCGTCACCATCTCCAAGGTCGTTATCAAGGTCGACAGCGGTACTGCTGAACCCGTCACTCTCGGTGCCAATGGGTCGTTCAGCAAGGCGATCACTCTCGCCACTGATGGTCGTCACACGATCACGATCATCGCCACCGATTCGCTCGGCAAGACCACGCAGGTTGTGCGCAACGTCACGATCGATACCACCAAGCCGGTGATTACCGATATCAAGGCGTCCGCTACCACCGTCGATGCCGGCGGTCAAATCGTCTTCACCTTCAAGGTGACCGACCCCGTCGCCAACGTCTGATAGGATCACATCATGATCATACGGGTATGGGGAGAAGTCGACGGTGTCGAAATACCGTTGCGACCCCTAAAAGACAAGCCGGATTACTGGTATGGGTATTGCGATTGGTCCCCGAATCTGCTGTATATGGAGTTGTGGGCCGAGAACGATCGAGGAGCCAGAGGCCATTTCGATGGATTCGTGAAAATCCAGTATATCGGCAACGCTAAAACCAAGTGCCGGCTTGTCTTGTATCCGTATGTCATACGTTTGATGCGAGACGGCCTGCCGTTCGCCGATGCCGGAAGGAGTCATCGTATGCTTGAATCGGAAACGTTTTTATGCGGAGAAGATCGTAGGGTATCCATCGCCATCAACAGTACCGATCATCATCCGTTTGAGGTCACCAATGCACTGTGGTCTCTCACGAATGGTGATACTATTGAGGCTTCGGGCGATTGCGAAGTGCAAGCGATTCGAAGCGATTATACGGTGTTGAAAGCAAAGATCCAACCGATGATCGCCAACAACGTATACACGTTGTATTTTAGTTATGATGTCAATGACGAACATCTCGAACAAGATGTTACCGTCAGAGTGAAATGAGGATCAATGGGTACGCTATTGCAGTCTTCGATCCTGAACACCATCAAGCAGATGCTCGGCATCGATGAAACGTTTAATGGTTTTGATCCGGAAATTATCATTGATATCAATTCGGCATTGATGACTTTGCATCAGATAGGAATCGGACCTTCGGACGGATTTCAGATCACTTCCGAGAGCGAGGTTTGGCATAATCTTACCAGTGACGTATCACAACTCAATGGAATTAAAACCTATATCTATCTCAAGACACGATTGCTGTTTGATCCTCCGTCCAATTCATTCCTCGTGCAATCTATGGAAAAACAGATTCAAGAGCTTGAATGGCGATTGAATGTCAACGCGGAAGGAGCATTTGATGGATAACGACATTGAAGCCATTGATCCAGTCGAGCAATGTTTTGAACATTTCGGCATCCTCGGTATGAAATGGGGACGTCGACGTTCGACCAAAGAACTTCAAGCCGCTCGCGGCAAGAAAGATTGGGAAGGCGATTCCGACAAGAATTCCGGTAAGGACTCAACTGAAGGATCTCAGGCGCCTAGGAAAGATTCATCTGAAAGTTCCAAGGCAGTTCGCAAAGAATCCGACCATGAGAAATACCAGCGTCTTTCTCGCATGAAGGTTCAGGATATGTCCACTCAAGAGATTAACGATTGGGTGAATCGAACCAATGCCATAGCCAATTATAACCGATTGACGGCTCAGCAGAAAGAGGCATCACGATCCAAAGGCCAGAAATTCATTCATTTCATGTTGGATACCGGAAAATCCATGGCCATCGATGCAGGCAAAGAAATCGCCAAAGATTATCTTAAGACGGCTCTCAAAGGATATGCTGAAAGCAAGATCGCGCCTTCTACTCCACGACATGCGAAGCCGAAAAAGAAAAAGAAGTAGCGTATGACACTGTCAAACACTGCGACTCCGCGATACTATGGTAAGTTTCGTCAGAAAGTGATATCGGGTGAAATCCCGGTATGTCGTGAAATTTCGATGGAGATGAATCGTATAGATGCCATGATCGCAAATCCTGGCATTTACTATGATGATACCGCTGTCGAGCATTGGGTGAATTTCTGCGAGCACGAACTTGTGTTGACCGATGGCTCTCCACTTCATTTGCTTGATTCGTTCAAGCTATGGGGCGAGCAGATCTTCGGATGGTATTATTTTGTGGACCGATCAGTCTATATTCCGAATGCTGATCGTCCTGGAGGCCATTACGTCAACAAACGCATCAAAAAGCGTTTGATCAATCGACAGTATTTGATCGTTTCCCGTGGTAATGCCAAGTCATTGTATGCGACATGCTTGCAGGCATACATGCTACTGTGCGATCCGAATACCACCACCGGAATTGTCGTGGCACCGACCATGAAGCTTGCCGATGAGATTATGTCGCCGATTCGCACCGCTATTCAGCGAGCTCCAGGACCGGCGATCAAGATGATGACACAGGGAAAACTCCCAGGACGAAGTGGCGGTGTCACTGGCAATCAGGTTATGCTGGCATCGACAAAGGCTGGTATTCAATATTTTCCGACGAACAGTCTTGTCGAAGTTCGTCCGATGTCCATCGATAAACTTCAGGGCGCTCGACCTAAGATCGCTACTGTTGACGAGTGGCTTTCTGGCGATACTCGCGAAGATGTCGTCGGTGCATTGGCCCAAGGCGCTTCTAAAGAACAATCCGATAGAGGCGGTTCCGATTGGCTGATCGTGGCGACGTCGTCTGAAGGCACCGTCCGTAATTCGGTCGGTGATACCATCAAGCTTGAGCTTATGAGTATTCTGAAAGGCGAGTATCAGGACTTTCACACCTCGATATTTTACTATCGACAGGATGATGTCAAAGAGGTCGCCGATCCTTCAACTTGGATGAAATCAAATCCGAACATTGGCATCACCGTAACGTATGAAACGCTACAGAACGATGTCGAACGTGCTGAGAAAGCACCGGCCAATCGTAATGATATTTTGGCTAAACGTTTCGGTATCCCTATGGAAGGCTACACCTACTTCTTTACGTATGAGGAAACAAAGCCACACACCAAGAAGGACTTCTGGGGATTACCATGCGCACTCGGTGCCGATCTTTCACAAGGCGATGATTTCTGTTCGTTCACCTTCATGTTCCCGCTGCGTGGTGAAGTGTTCGGAATCAAGACTCGAAATTATATTTCTGAGTATACCTTGACAAAACTTCCTACAGCCGCTCGTCAGAAGTATGAGGAATTCATTCGAGAAGGTTCTTTGCATATCATGGAGGGGACCACTCTTGACATGGATCTGGTGTACGATGATCTCGATCAACACATCATTGATTGCCAGTATGATGTTCGCGCATTCGGTTATGATCCGTACAATGCCAAACGATTCGTTGAACGATGGACTCAAGACAACGGTGCTTTCGCTATTGAGAAAGTTATTCAAGGAGCCAAGACGGAATCCGTTCCGCTTGGTGAATTGAAGAAACTCGCTGAAGATCGTCGTTTGCTGTTTGATGAATCATTGATGTCATTCACCATGGCAAATTGTATGACATTGGAAGATACCAACGGTAATCGAAAGCTATACAAGGCTCGTCGCGAAGATAAGATCGATGCCGTTGCCGCAATGATGGATGCTTTTATAGCATTCAAGAACAATCGAGATGCATTCGAGTAAGGAGGTGAATCATGGCTGAATTTAAGGCTGCTCTTCGCAAAAAACTTTCGCAGGAAGGGGAGGCTCTTCCTGATGGAAGCTTTCCAATTCGTAACGAAAAAGATTTGAAGAATGCCATTAGTTCGTATGGTCGCTCCAAAGACCCTGAGAAAGCCAAAGCGTGGATCAAGCAACGCGCCAAGGCTCTGGGATTGGAGAAATTAATTCCAGAATCATGGGTTTCAAATATGCCTGCGGCTAAGGCAGTTCGAAAGAAGCCGTCGAACAACCAGTTCGTTGCTAAAGCCGTTCGAAAGAAGGTGATGAACTGACATGGCTACCGCATTAACAAGAATCAGCAAATTCTGGAATGCTTTTTCGACTCCTCCAGGAAAGTATATTCCAAACGTTGGACAATCATATTCGTTGAATCCCGATCGGCCTTATTTCACCGGTGGAAACGAACGGTCTATTGTTTCGGCGTTGTATAATAGGGTTGCTCTCGACGTGTCGACACTGACAATTCGACATTGCCGATTGGATGCTCAAGGCCAATACATTGAGGAAATCAAGGATCCTTTGGATGATTGCCTCAATGTTGCGGCTAATATCGATCAAACCGGTCGTCAGTTCATTCATGATTTGACAACCACCATGTTCGATGATGGAGTCGCAGCTGCTGTTCCGGTAAAGACATCTGATAATCCGAACTCATCCGGTTCATACGACATTTATGAACTGAGGGTCGGCAGGATTATTGCTTGGATGCCGCAGCATGTTCGAGTATCGGTATATAACGATATTTCAGGTCAACGAGAAGAACTTGTTCTTCCCAAGACCTGGGTGGCAATCGTCGAGAACCCGCTATACTCGGTCATGAATGAACCGAATTCGACGCTTCAGCGATTGATTCGGAAACTTAATCTTTCGGATGCGATTGATGATCAATCCAGTTCTGGAAAATTGGATTTGATTCTTCAGCTTCCATATACGATTAAGTCTGATGCTCGCCGTAAGGAAGCCGAACGTCGTCGTTCCGAAATTGAAAAGCAGCTCACTGGTTCGAAGTATGGTATTGCCTATACCGATGGTACTGAACGTATTACCCAGTTGAATCGATCTGTTGAGAACAATCTTCTCGAACATATCAAATACCTGACAACCATACTGTACGGTCAATTGGGTGTATCGGAAGCCATTGCTAATGGCACCGCTACTGCTGAGGAAATGCTGAACTATCACAATCGCACGATTGAACCAATCATCTCGTCGATCTGTGATGCAATGAACGCCAAGTTCCTCACGAAGACCGCTCGATCTCAAGGACAGACCATTAAATTCTTCCGAGATCCGTTCAAGCTGGCTCCGGTCGATCAGATTGCTGAACTCGCTGATAAGTTCACCAGAAACGAGATCATGACCTCGAACGAATTCCGTTCCGTTCTCGGCATGTCTCGAGTCGACGATCCTGCTGCCGATGAACTTCGTAACAAGAATCTCAACAAGGCTGATTCCGGATCAGATATGTCCGGTCTTACCGATGAAGGTCAGTCCGAAGGCTCTGACGAAGAACCAATGACCCAGGAACGATACGATGCGGAAATAGCAGCGTTCGATAAGAATGATGCCGATCTTGCAGACCTTGAAAAAGAACTAAAATGACCGAATCGTTTGAACACTATGCATCAAAGTATTATGATCCAGTCAAAGCTCATGAATATTACATGAAGACTAGACAACTTAAAGGATATGATACTCAAGGCAAGACGTTGAATGACGAAGGTAAGCAAGCGAAAGCTTATATTACCAAACGAATCCGAGAGGAACGTCACTCGGTTCTCAAGAAGGAACAGAGTAATCGGAATCAAAAGATTTATTCAGCTTCAGTGGAAATGTCTAATCAGATTCGTCAGTTGCAATTGCAGATGAAACAACTCACTCCTGAAAAAAAGAAGACGCTCGGTAAGCAGATTCAACGCAAGATCGCAGGATTGCGCGAAGACAATGCTCGAGCTAAAGCCGATTTTCAGAAGAAGTATATCGAGTTTGCGCAGAAGACTCGTTCTGATTATTCGAAGACTCTGGATAGTGAAATCAATAAACTCTATTCCGATGCTTCGATGACCAAAGCTGTTCAGACGAAGAAAAAGTCTAGAACGAAGAAATAACATTAATTCGAGAAAGGAGTGATCCATATGGCTGATGGCTTTAAGAGTGATTTCAGTGGCTACGCTACAAAGAACGATGTTCTTTGCTCCGATGGCCGAGTCATTCGTAAAAACGCGTTTGCCGATCAGGATGGCACCGTGGTTCCTCTGGTGTTCCAGCATGATCATACCAGTCCGCTTTCAGTGATCGGTAAGGCGTTGCTGGAAAACCGTGATGACGGCGTCTATGCATATGGCTATTTGAACGATACCGATGCCGGTAAGGCTGCTCGTGGCATCATTCAACACGGCGATATGATGTCGCTGTCCATTGCCGCCAATAAGGTAGTCCAGGAAGGAGCCGATGTGCTTCATGGTAAGATCCGTGAAGTGTCGTTGGTCTTTGCTGGGGCTAACCCAGAGGCGACTATTGATAATGTGATTCGTCATTCTGATGACGGTGACTCGTTTGAGGATCCATCCTCGATCAGCGCTAATTTCCTGTGCGAGATCGAACAAGGTGACGAGTCTGGAGATCCTTCGGAGGTATTCTCTGAAGATTCTCTGAATGAAGTGCTTCACGCAGATGCAAATGCGGAGAAGCACGAGAAAGAGGATGAACCAGTTTCCGACGGTTCTGCCAAACAAACCGCAAAATCCAAAGAAACTGATTCTGACAATTCCGATTCTGAATCGGATGACGAGGATCCTCAGAAGGTCTACGACAGTCTGAACGATAAGCAGAAGGCGCTTGTCGAAGGCCTTGTCGGTATGGCTCTGAATGAGGGTAAGACCACATCGGCCAAGACCGAGGGCGAACAATCCAATAAACAGCAAACCGTCGAACAGTCGGCGGATGAAGGAGATGAAATGAATATCTTCGAACACAATGCTACCGAAGGCGCTACGTCTTTTGAGCATTCTGATGATTATCAGAGCTTTATGCATTCTGAAGGTGTGAAGGGCGCTACTGATTTCACCCATGCTCAGGAGAACTTCTTCCGAGCTGCTCAGCGCGATCCGTCCGGCTCTCTCCAGAAGTTCGTGCTTCAGCACGCCCAGGATTACGGCATCAAGAACATCAACGTGTTCTTCCCGGATGCCCGTGCCGAGCGCACTGAGCCTGATCTGTACAAGCGCGACACCGAGTGGGTCGCCGGCCTTCTGAATGGCGTCCACAAGGTTCCGTGGACTCGCATCAAGTCCGCATATGTGGATCTGACTCCGGATGAGGCTCGTGCTAAGGGTTACACGCTTGATCGTAACAACAATCATCGCAAGTTCGATGAAATGATTACGGCGTACAAGCGTCAGACCACGCCGACTACCATCTACAAGAAGCAGAAGGTGGACCGTGATGATGTGCTTGACATCACCGAGTTCTCCGTGGTGAACTTCCTGATGCGTGAGATGCGTATTCAGCTCGATGAGGAAGTCGCCCGTGCAATCCTTATCGGCGACGGCCGTGATGTTTCCGCCGAGGATCACATCAACACCGAATGCATCCGTCCGGTCGTTTCCGACGACGATCTGTACGTCATGCATTCCGTGGGCAAGGCCGATGAAACCCAGACCGCTCTGGTTGACCGCATTCGTCAGTCCAAGGTCGGTTACATGGGTTCGGGCGTCTTGACTGCATATGTTTCCCCGACCCTGCACGCCAGCTTCGCTGTGCAGCGTGATCAGATGGGTCGTCGTCTGTACGATTCCGACGCCGCTCTGGCCTTCGAGCTCGGTGTCCAGAAGATCGTTGAGGTTCCGCTGCTTGAGAACTTCAAGCTGAAGAACAATAATATTCTTCAGGCTATCATCATCGATCCTCGCGATATTACCGTCGGCACCGATCGTGGCGGCGATGTGACGTCGTTCAACGACTTCGACATTGATTACAACCAGTACAAGTATCTGATTGAGACTCGTATGTCGGCCGCTTTGACCAAGCCGAAGTCCGCGATCGTGATCGAGGCAGCCCCAAAAGAGTGACGCCTCCTGAATCGACTGACAAGAAGGTGACCGCCATCACGGTCGCTCCTTCCACGCAGTCGATCGCGGTCGGAGGCACTGCACAGCTCAAGGCGACGATCACTCCCACTGATGCAACCAATCAAAATGTCAAGTGGTCTTCCAAGGAGGACTCTGTAGCTTCCGTGTCGGAATCCGGTGTGGTGACTGGAAAGACCGCTGGTTTTGCCCATATCGTGGCTTCCGCTCAGGACGGCAGCAAAGTGACCGGTGAGGCCCAGATCACGGTGACCGCTCCGACGCTTGGCGAATTGACGGTCGGCGTCACGCCGATGTCCGGTGAATATTTGGTGACGGTGAACCCCGATCTTGAAACCGGCAATGCTCTGTATTATCGTGTGACCGAAGCGAACGGCGCTCCGACGATCATGTATGATCAGACGGTGACGACTTCCGAATGGACTGCGCTCTCCGCAGGACAGAAGATTGTCGGGACCAAGGGTCAGGTCATCTCCGTGGTTGAATTGACCGCCGATGGCAAGGCTCGCAAGTTCGGTAAGGCAGTGCTTCCGGGACTGTCCGCTTGATATAAAGGTGATCAATGGCCCGATTCGCTGGAGCAGTAGGATTCGCGGAACAGGTGAAGACGGCTCCCGGTGTATATCGAGATGAAATTGTCGAACGACAGTATACAGGCACTGTCGTTCGCAATACCGTTCGTTGGGATACCGGGTCCGAGGTGAATGAACCGATGCGACTGGATCAGTCGATATCGATCATCTTGGACCCGTATTTCAACAATCATCTGCAAGCGTTGCGTTATGTGCGTTGGATGGGCGGATTGTGGAAAATCACGTCCGTTCAGATCCAGCGTCCACGTGTTATATTGCAACTGGGAAGTGAGTATCATGAGCAGACCCCGTGAGGAACTACAACGGATACTTGAGAATCTCATGAGTGAAGCTTATGAGGCACTTCCCGATGATGTTCGCAATGTAACACCGAATTTCTCGGGGCATGTTTATTTTCAGGCTCCATCAAGAATCGAATATCCTGCAATCGTTTATGAACGGACGAGTGCCGATACACAGTTCGCTGATGACGCGCCATATATCTATGAGAAGCGTTACCAGGTGACTGTCATCGAAAAAGATCCCGATTCATCCATACCAGATCGAGTCGCGATGCTTCCGAAATGCCTTTTCGACAGGCATTACGTCACTGAAAATCTGCATCACGACTCATTTGTCATTTATTTCTGAAAGGAGTATCCCATGGCAGCTCTTGTTTGGGATAAGACCGGTGAACGTACGTATGAGACTGGCGTCGATCGTGGCGTTCTGTTCGTCATGAAGGAGGACGGCAGCGGCTACGATGCCGGTGTCGCTTGGAACGGTCTGACTGGCGTCACCGAATCGCCTTCCGGCGCTGAAGCGTCCGCTCAGTACGCCGATAACATCAAGTACCTGACTCTGACTTCCGCTGAGGAATTCGGCGCCACCATCGAGGCCTTCACTTATCCGCCGGAGTTCGCTCCGTGTGATGGTCAGGCCACTCCGGTTAAGGGCGTTACCGTTGGTCAGCAGGCTCGTCGCAAGTTCGGTTTCTCGTATCGTACCAAGGTCGGCAACGACACCGCTGGCATCAACTATGGCTACAAGCTGCACCTGATCTATGGTGCCACCGCAGCCCCGTCCGAGCGCGAATATGCGACCGTCAATGATTCTCCTGAGGCACAGACCCTGAGCTGGGAGATCAGCACCGATCCGGTCGAAGTCGGTGTCGATGGCGTGACTTCAACCGCTCAGGTTACCATCGACTCCACCAAGGTCGATGCGAACAAGCTCAAGGCACTCGAAGACAAGCTGTACGGACGTGGTGCGGGCTCCACTAGTCCGACTCTGCCTACGATTGCCGAAGTGATTGCCATGTTCAAGACCGACGCAGCTGCTGATGCAGCTGCGTCCTCCGAAATGTCCGCTCTCGATCTCGACGAACCGAACGCACTCGCCCTGTCCTGAGTCGTTCAAAATAGGAAGTAATTCTTCCTGGCCACCTTTATGGTGGTCAGACTCTCTGGAAGATAACAACATTAGCCACAATTGATGCTATACGTTCTCTTGGCCATCATCTTTCAGAGGGCCTGACCATTATAACGGAAAGGAGCTATCATGTCTCTCAAAAGAGATATCATGTTTCTCAATGGTATCGATATCTCGAATTGGCAGGCCTACATCGATCTTACCGCTGTTCCCGCCGATTTCGTCATCGCAAAGGCCACTCAGGGGACTGGATATGTTTCTCCTGACTGCGCTCGACAAGTTGAGCAGGCACGTCAGTCCGGAAAGCGTTTCGGCGTCTATCATTACGTCTCCGGTGGCAACGCCATCGCCGAAGCCAATTTCTTCGTCGACAATTGTGCCAATTGGGTTGGCAAAGGTCTGTTCTGTATCGATTGGGAATCTCAAGAGAATTCCGCTTGGGGCAATGAGGGGTATCTTGAACAAGTTGTCGCTCAGGTGAAGGCTCGTACGGGAATTCCTCCGCTCATTTACTCGTCGGCATCTTATTATGCTCAGGTCGCCGCTGTCGCCAATCGTCAGAACTGTGGGCTGTGGATCGCGCAGTATGCGAATATGAATCCTACCGGATATCAGGACACTCCGTGGAACGAAGGTGCTTACGCTTGCGTCATTCGCCAGTATTCTTCCACCGGTCGCCTTCCTGGCTATGGCGGAAATCTGGATCTGAACAAGTTCTACGGCGATGGCGCCACGTTCGACAAGTATGTGACTGGCGGCGGAAACGCTTCGAATGTTTCTCCTTCGCAGCCTGCCGATCCGCTTGCCGGACGTTCCGATGACGATCTCGCCAATGCCGTGATTCGCGGCGAATTCGGTGACGGTGATGCTCGCAAGCAGAAGCTCGGCGGTCGTTATGCTGCCGTTCAGGCGTTGGTGAATCAGAAGCTCGCTGCTCCCGTATCCCCGGGTCGGACATATACGGTTCGGCCCAACGATACACTGTCGACGATCGCCGCAAAACTTGGTGTGGATCAGTCTCAGATCAGCGGATTCCATTCCGGCAATCCCGACTTGATTTATCCAGGTGAAGTGCTGAATATTTCCGGAGGATCACCACAGTCGATTGCCGAATACCACACGGTTCAGCCTGGAGATACTCTGTCGGCCATCGCCGCTCGATACGGCACCAGCTGGCAGCACATTCGTGATCTGAATGGTTTGGCGAATCCTGATCTTATCTATCCTGGTCAGGTTCTTCGCGTTAGGTAAGGAATAATTATGCTCGAGCTCACTCTTCCAGAGGTTGAGGGTTATGACGAGAACACTGGAACATTTGTTGCAGCCGCTCCTGCCGTAACCCTTAGGCTCGAGCATAATCTTGTCGCAATCTCAAAATGGGAATCAAAATTTAAGAAGCCGTTCTTCTCCAAGGTATCCAAGACTGAAGAGGAGAGCAATTATTACATTTGGTGCATGGACCAGGATTCTGAACATGCCCTTTCTTTATATTTTCGCTTGACCGATGCCGATAGGCAGGCCATTCAGGAGTACATTGCCGATCCTCATACCGCGACGGTGATCAAAGATCGACGCGAAACGAAAACCCATGTCAATTCGTTCACGTCTTCCGAGACCATTTATGCCGCGATGACTGCTCGAGGCATTGATTGGAGCGCTCAATATTGGCATATCAATCGTTTGCTGACATTGATACGTCTTATCGATGTGGAAAATTCGAAGGGCGATAAACACAATCGTATGAGTGCCAAAGACAACAGAGCCGAACGTGCTCGCATCCTTGCGGAGAATCGTAAACGTTTTAACACGAGAGGTTAGTCATGACGGGTATCAGGGTTGAGGTTAACGGCGACTTCAGTGGCCTTGATCGTTTTATCACTAGCATCAAAGAGCAACGGTATCTCAAAGTACTGGATCGAATCGGACGTCGAGGCGTTGATGCTTTGTCCAACGCCACACCTGTTGATAGCGGCGCGACAGCCGCTTCCTGGGGATATGAGGTTCATAGGTCGAAACATCGATCCGAAATTATTTTTACCAATTCCAATGTCAACGATGGCGTGAACATCGCCATTATTCTCCAGTATGGACACGGCACCGGAACTGGTGGATACGTCGCTGGACGCGATTACATCAACCCGGCGCTTGCAAAAACATTTGATCAATTGGCCGATGAGGCCTGGAGGGCGGTGACTAATGGCTAACATCGACGAACGTGTGGTCAAGCTGTCCATGGACGATTCGTCCTTGCAGCAAGGCGTATCTCGTGTTACCAAGGCTTTGGAGCAGCTCAAGAAAGCGTTCAATTTCAGCGACACCAAGTCGTTTGAAGAGCTCGATAAAGCTGCCAAGAAAGTCAAGTTTGATAGTGTCTCCAAGTCCGCATCTGATATGCAAAGGGATGTCAGCAAAGCCACGTCAAAAGCGGCTGACAACTTTGCTGAGATGGGTTCGAGCGCTCAGAAGAGTGTTCAACAGATTGGCGCCGCTTCCGATAACGTCAATTTAACCGGTGTCGCATCCGCTGCGAACAAGATGTCCGATCAGGTGCAGCAGTCTGCCGCTGAAGCAAACTCTGCAATCGGAAAGATCGGCACCAATACTGTCGGTATTCAACAAACCGTTGACGCGATTGATGGTATCAATGATGCGGCCAATCGTGTCGATTTGGGCCCGATTCAGAAGGGCGTTGAAAACGTCAAAATGGGAATCTCTTCCATGAGGGATTCCTTGATGGACGGTGTGAATACCTTCAAGGCCACACCTATCGGCGAGCAGCTTGATGCGGTTCAACCGCATTTCAAGGCCCTTGAGGCCATCGGCGTTGTTGCCATGGGCAATCTTGCGGCCAAAGCTGCTACGTATGGCATGCAACTTGCCAGTAATCTGACCAATGGCATTCGTAGCGGTTTCGAAGAGTATGAGACTCAGCTGAACTCGGTTCAGACCATTCTTGCCAACACCCAGAAGGAGGGAACCAATCTCACTCAGGTCAATACCGCTCTGAATCAGCTTAATACCTACGCTGATAAGACTATTTATAATTTCACTGAAATGACCAGGAACATCGGTACGTTCACAGCTGCCGGTGTTGATCTGCAAACTTCGGTGAACTCGATCAAGGGTATCGCCAACCTCGCGGCCATTTCTGGTTCAAGTTCTGCTCAGGCCTCGACCGCTATGTATCAGCTATCCCAGGCTCTGGCTACTGGAACCGTGAAGCTGATGGATTGGAACTCTGTTGTCAACGCCGGTATGGGTGGTCAGGTATTCCAGGATCTGTTGGTTCAGACTTCTGAGAAACTCGGAACTGGTGCTAAGAAGTATATCGCTGCTGAGGGTTCATTCCGTGATTCACTTCAGAAGGGTTGGCTGACTTCGGATGTTCTGACCCAGTCGCTGAACATCCTAGCCATGGACATCACTGATGTCGAGAAGGCCGTTCAGTCGCTCGTCTCCAAGGGCTACACCGAGGAAGAAGCTCGTCAGCTTGTCCAGCTCGCCCAGACCGCTCAGGATGCCGCGACCAAGGTCAAGACATTCTCGCAGCTTATTGATACCGCCAAGGAAGCAGTCGGTTCGGGTTGGGCTCAGTCGATGCAAATCCTGTTTGGTGATTTCGAAGAAGCCAAGGATCTGTGGACCGGTGTTTCCGACGAGATCAATAACATCATCAACGCCCAATCGCAGGCTCGAAACCAGTTACTGTCTTCCGGGTTCTCGTCCGGATACAAGCAGCTGGTGAATCAAGGAATTGTCGATACCCAGCGATTTAATGACATATTAAAGGAGACCGGAGACGCAGCCGGTGCCGGAGCAAGTGCTGCCATTCAGGAATACGGCTCATTTGAGAAGTCGTTGCGAAAAGGATGGGTCAACGCTAATATTCTGAAAGATAGCGTTAACCGCTTGACCCAAGAGGTTAACGGCTATGACGATGCGAAGAAACAGAATCTCGGCATCACTAATGCGCAGATCAACCAACTAAACGCACTCAATGCAGGTCTTCAAAATGGCAGTATTTCCGCTGATGATTTCGCCAACAAAATGCAGCGGATGTCCGGTCGAGAGAATGTCATTCAGGGCCTAGCTAATGTTTGGAATTCCCTGAAGACGATCATTCAGGCGGTGGGCAAGGCTTGGGACGAAGTCATGCCTAGCATGAGTGGTGATACCATTTATGCACTTACTGAAGCTTTCCGCAAGTTCACCGAAGGGCTGAAGCCTTCGCCTCAGTTGCTGAATGTCATTGGAACAACTACCAAGGTTGTGGCGACAGCATTTAAGGCACTTCTCGGTGCTGTTGGTTTGGTAGCCAAGGGCTTCGGTGTATTGCTTGGCTTTGCTGGAAAAATCTCTGGAGCATTCATTAATATCGCTTCATCGGTTATTGATGGTGCCAGAGCATTTGCTGCATACGTTCGACAATCTCAGGTTGTTACCAATCTTATTAAATTCTGGGAATCTGCATTCTCGTCGCTTGGAACCGTCGTCGAAACCATTGGCAAATCCATCAGTGGTGTATTCGATGGCATGTTTGATGGCTTAAAGAAGGGCTCTTCTGGATTCCCCGATATTCTCGGTATTATCAGCAACGCCTTGGCCGATTGGACTAAAGAAGTCGATCGATACGGTATCGAATTCCAACAGGCATTCCAAGATAAATTCGGAACCGTTCCTGATATCGCTCAGAAGGTTTCGGATAAGATCGCTTCGGCAGTGCAATCGCTTCAACCGGTATTTGATTGGATTGGCGATCGTGTTCGGGAAATCGGAGAAGCTATTCAGCGATTCTTCGGCGATCTTAACGGTAAGATCACCCTCGATCAGATTCTGTCGTTGATCAATGGTGGTTTATTGACTGGCGTTCTCGTCGGTCTTAGAAAGTTCATCAAGGGACTCAATGAAGTTGGCGATGATCTTGAGAAGTCGACCTTCAAAGGCGCTCTGAAGAAGACTCTCGATGATATCGGTAATTCATTTAAGGATTTCGCCAAGTCGTTCAAGATCGTTTCGATCGCCGCTATTGCCGCATCGATCAACTTGCTTGCTGACGCCTTAACACAATTGTCGACCATTAGGACCGAAAAGATCATGCCGGCGCTTGGCGCCATGACCGCCATCATTGCCGTCATGACCGGCATGATGACTGGACTTGCTGCTTTGGCAGAAGTAACCAACAAAGCCGGAAAACTGGTCTTTGATTTCGATGCGTTGAATAAGGTCGCTTTGGCCATGGTGGCGCTTGGCGCTTCCATGAAGCTTATGGCTGAAGCCGCCTATATGCTCAAGGACATGGATCCAGCGCAAATCGCAGTGATATTTGGTTCGATGGCCACTGCGATCGTCGCTCTCGGCGGATCAATCGCTTTGATGGGAACGGCCAAGCCAGAACGACTGAATGCCGTCGGCACCAACATGATTAAGTTGGGCACTGGATTCATATTGATGGCTTCCTCCTTGGCCGTGCTCGCCGGAGCTATTCTCATGATTGCGAGCGTCAAACCCGATGACCTTGCGCGTTCCATGAATGCCGTCGCACTGGGCATCGTTCTTCTGACCACAGCCATGGGCGGTCTTGGCGCCGGTGCGAAATTCGGTGCTGATTATTCCGGTGTCGGCAAGAATATTCTCTTGATGGCGACGGCTCTGATTCCTCTTGCCGCCGCGGTCAAGATCCTTGGCACTATGGACCTTGATGATCTTGCTAAGGGTCTCGGTTCGATAGCGATTGGCTTGGGCGTCCTCGCCGGCGCGATGGCCGGACTCGGTTATATCCAAGGTATAGGCGGCAGTTATGGGAAGTCCGCAGCGGCCATCATGGCATTCGCGACCGCCATGGTGCTTCTTGCGGTCCCGATCAAGGTGCTCGGCGGCATGGATCTTGATGACCTCGCCAAAGGCGTCGGCGCTTTGGTCATCACCCTCGGCGCCTTCGCCGGAGCCATGGCACTATTCAGCAAGTTCAATGGCCAATTTGCCGGAATGCTGATGGCTTCAGCCGCTATATTGTCATTTGCCACGGCGGCTGTTGCATTGACCATTCCGATCAAGGTCCTTGGCGGAATGGATCTGAATAGTCTGGCCAAGGGTCTCAGCGGTTTCGGTTTGGCTTTAGCGGGTATGGTTGCGGCCATGAATCTCATGCCCAACAACATGGCTGGTCAAGCCGCAGGGATGATGGCATTCGCCGCTGGAATCACGGTCCTTGCCGTCGCCATCCGTCTTATGGGATCGATGGATCTTAAGCAGCTCATTACTGGGTTGACTGGATTCTATGGGGCTCTTCTCGGACTCGGATTCGCAGGCACGGTTCTCGGCCCGATGGCCGCAGAGCTTATGGCAGTCGCCAAAGCCATGGGCGTGTTCGGTCTCGCCTGCCTCGCCATCGGCGCCGGCATGGCACTTGCCGGAGCTGGCCTCACCGCTCTCGCAGCCACCGGGTCCGCTGCCGGTGGCATTCTGGCGACGGCGCTCGACGCTCTGATTCAGTTCATTCCGGCATTGGCGAAGTCTTTGGTGACCGCGTTGATCGGCGTTCTTCAGGTGATCGTGGCTGCTTTGCCTCAGATTCTTGACGCGTTGTCATCGATTCTCAGGGATCTTATGGCGTGGCTTGTCCAGCAAGTTCCGGCAGTCGCCGAAACCGTCGTAGCAATGATCGATAAGATATTGCAGGTGGTTGCCGCACACGCTGACACCATCACCGACAGTCTTGTAACCATTCTGGTTGCAGCGCTTAACGCCGTGGCCGGTCATGCTCCGGAGATTACAGCAGCTCTTGGCAATATCATGACCGCCATATTCACTGCCATCGCTGATTCGATACGCAATCTCGATCCATCGGTGCTTACTTCGCTACTTCTTTCCGTTGGAGTCATGGCCTTGATATTCAAGGCGTTGGCAAAGATGAAGAAAGATGTCATTGGAGCACTGATGGTTGGCGGCACCATGATCGGGCTCATGACAGCCCTTACCGGTGTCTTCGCGCTCATGAATCTGCTGAATCCAGTCAACACCGTGGCATCGGCGGTATCGCTATCCACGGCCTTGATCGCCATGACCGGCGCATTCAAGATCATGGAGACCGCGAAGAAGAACGTCCTCGGTGTTCTGGCTGTCGGCTCGGCAATGGCTGCAATCCTGACCGAGTTGGCATTGGTCTTCGGACTGATGTCCGCCATGAACATCGACAGCGTTGGCACCATCGCAGCGTCGTTGTCCGGAACCATTCTGGCCATATCCGCAACGGCAGCGATCATGAGCCTGATCAACGTCGGTGCCGCTATGAGTGGCGTCACCGCTTTGGCGACCTTCATCGCCGGTCTCTCTGCCATCGTCGTTGCCGCTGGTGCCATTAAGCAGATACCCGGCGTCGACTGGTTAGTGTCTGAAGGCGCTGCGTTCATGGCGAAGATCGGAGCCGCACTTGGCGGATTCATCGGATCCATTGCCGGTGCTATTACCGGTGCCATCATGGGAGCGATTGGAAGTTCGCTGCCGGCATTGGCTACCGGTTTGTCCAACTTCATGACCAATCTGAAGCCATTCATTGCCGGAGCCAAAGAGATCGATGGCTCTGTCGCAACGGCAGTTGATACTTTGGCTAATGTGGTGCTCAAGCTCACGGCTTCGAATCTTCTCGATGCCATCACCAGTTTCATAACCGGTGGCGATGGTATTGAGAATTTCGGAACCAAGCTGGTACCGCTTGGCCAAGCATTAAAAGACTACTCCGCAGTGGTTGCTGATTTGGATTCAGCATCCATCGTGTCGTCTGCCATGGCTGCTCAAGCATTGACACAAGTGCTGAATGCGCTTCCTGCCGACGATGGGCTTTGGCAGAGGATTGCCGGTAGTAAGGACTGGAGCACCTTATCCAACGGCCTCGTCCAAATGGGCATGGCGTTGAAGATGTACGGTATTACCGTGACTGGACTTCAGCCCGGACCGATAAGTGCTTCTATCGAAGCACTCAACGGATTGAACGGTGTGCTGAATGCTGTTCCTTCCGATGACGGCTGGTGGCAGAAGATCGCCGGTGGCAAGGACTGGAGCACGCTGTCCACCGGACTCACTGGAATGGGTAAGGCGCTTGCTGGATATGGCAAAGCCATCTCCGGAGACGGCGTCAATATTGAAGCCATTCAGAAGACGGTTCCAGCCGTTAAGACGCTGAACAACGTACTTCAGAACGTTCCTTCTGATGACGGTTGGTGGCAGAAGATTGTCGGTGGTAAGAACTGGGGCACGCTCACTGAAGGCCTGAAGGGTCTCGGCGAGGCACTTGCCGGATATGGCAAAGCCGTATCCGGTGATGATGTCAACGTCGGAGCCATTCAGAACACTGTTCCGGCAGTTAAGTCGTTGACCGAGATTCTGAAGAGCGACTTCAGTCAGGTCGGCGATTTCGGTCCCATAAAGGCTGCTGCAACACAGCTCGGCAACGGTCTGGCTGGATACTACAACGCCGTTTCCGAGGTGGCTCCGGATGCCATCACACCGACGTTCGCTCCATTGCGTTCGTTAATCAATGTCGTCAACGGTCTTGGCGGCATGAAGATGGAAGGTACATCGGTCGGATTCATCACGGCTGCTACTCAGCTTGGTGTCGGATTGTCGAACTACACATCCCATGTAGCTGGACTGGACTTCTCGAATATTTCGGCCAGCGTCAGTGCCGTTGGTTCGTTGTCCAAGGTCATGGGCGGAATGCCTGCCGAGTATGGCGGAGTCACGGCGTTCCAGCAAGCCGTGTCCACGCTCGCCGCGACATCGTTCATGTCTCTGGTCAGGGCCATTCAAAATGCCAATAGTTCCATTAGCACTGGTCTGTCCGAGTTGAACACGGCGTTGAGCACTGGCACAACGACCTTGACCGGATCCGTGAATGCCCTGAATTCCGCTTTCAGTGGTATCAATCTGAGCGGTAATCTCTCGTCTCAGATGAGTGCCGCTGCAAGTGCTGCGAATTCTGGAGCAAACCAGATCCGTTCGGCATTGAATGCTCTCGCCACTTGGTTGAGCGGTTTCGCTTCGATCTGGCAGGCATCGTTCACGCCGATAATCGGAGCCACTCGTACCGGTCTCAACCTGGTCGCTCAGGCGATTTCCTCGTACAACGGTCGTTTCTCGCAAGAGGGACGTAGTTTGGCGAACAGTCTGGGCAGCGGCATGCGTTCTGGTATCGGCAATCTTTCGGGCATCTTCAATAACGCGCTGAGTGCCGCTGTCAACGGTGCTCGTGCATATCGGGGAAGCTTCGAGAGTGCCGGTTCCTATCTGGCAGTCGGTTTGGCCGTGGGTATCTCACGCAATTCCGGTGTTGTCAGCCAGGCCGCAGCAGATGCCGTGTCGAATGCTGTTGAGGCAGCTAAGGAAGCAGGCAAGATCAAATCGCCGTCACGTGTCATGGCCAAGGTCGGTATGTGGTTCGACAAGGGCTTGGAGAACGGCATCGCCGACAATGTCGGTGGAGTTGTTCGAGCCGCAAAGACCATGATGACGAGCGGCATCGACGTTGTCGATTCCTCGTTGAGCAACATCGGCAAGCTCGATATTCCGGAATTCGATGTCAATCCGACCATCACTCCGGTGATGGATCTATCGGTCGTCGAGGGTCAAGCCGCATATCTGAATTCCATGCTGTCCGACACAGTTGGCATCGGATATTCGTCCAAGATGATCGACAAGATCACTGCGATGCCTCGCCAGAGGGATGCCGGTCGTGCTGCCGAAAGTGTTGAGAAGACCCCTCAGCAGATCATCAACAACTACGACTTCACGCAGAACAACACTTCTCCGAAGGCGCTCAGTCGTTATGATATCTACAAGCAGACCCGTACGCAGTTCCGTCAATTCGAGCAAATGAATCGAAATGGAGGTCGATGATGTTTCAGTCTATGACTGTTACGAATGCTCGTGGCGACACGCTCGATCTCCCCATCCGAAACCCAATGGCGACTGGCTATAACGTCGTCGCCATTGACGGTCTCGGACCGGTCGATGCCGTGCTTCAAACCAGCAATACCGTCACCACCGATGGTGTGATCTTCAATGGTGCCCGTAAGGACGAACGCGAGATTACCATCAACCTCGCGTATTATCCGGAATCGGGTAAGAACATTGAGGACCTTCGGCATGGAACATACAAGTATTTTCCCGAAAAAGAGGAAGTCACCTTGGTGTTTCATGCCGACACTCGTTCGGTTCTTACGACCGGCATCGTCGAATCGAATGACGTTTCGTTATTTTCCGAAAAAGAGTCGTCATCCATCGTCATCAAATGTCCTGACCCATGGTTCAGGATCGACAACGAGTTGAATAGGGTCACCTCTTTTTCCAATGTCGAACCGGTATTCGAATTCCCATTCAACTGGGCAAATAATCCGGTGAATGAACCTAAACCATTGTGGTTTGGTGCCATTCAGAATATGCATTCGAAAAACATCGTCTATGATGGCGAATCCGAAGTCGGCGTGATCATCCGTATGTCATTTGATGGCCCGGCGAATAATATTCGCATCTACAATGAAGAGGCCGGTCAGGAGATCGACGTCTTTACGGATAAGGTCCGACAGATCATCCCCGATGGTATCAAATCCGGCGACGAATTGGTTATTTGTACCATTCCAAAGCAGAAATCAGTTGAAATTATACGAGACGGTATCTCGTATAACATTCTCAACGCCATCAATCGAGATGTGAGATTCATCACGTTGCATAAAGGTGCGAACACCATCGTGTATTCCGCTGATTCGGGTGTTGATAATATCAGGATGTCAATCGAGAACGAAACGTTGTATACAGGAGTGTGACGTTATATGGCTGAACAGTTAAACAAACGTTCCATGCAGCTGTTCGTGCTCGATAAGAGTTTCGAAGTCGTCAGCTTATGTGATACGTTCAGTTCACTCATTTGGACTGAACGATATTCTGGGTATGGCGACTTCGAACTCTACCTCCCAGCTTCTATGGCAAATATCAACATGTTTCCTCGAGGCTTTTATCTATGGCTGATCGAACCTCCTGTACTTGATAAAAATGGTCGAAAGATCGAGACTCGTAATGACGTCATGATCATTGAGAAAACCGAACTAAGTACGGACATCGAAGATGGCGATCAATTGGTTATCTCCGGCCGTTCGCTTGAATCGTTGCTGCTTCGACGTGTGATTCCGAAGAAAGTCAAGTATGAATCTGTCGATCCTCGAGAGATCATCAAGACGATATTGAACGAAAACATCATCAAACCTTCGGAACCTGCACGAAAGATTCCGAACTTCAAAATAGCAACCGATAATTCACAACCACTGGATCCGAAGTACAGGAAAACCTTCGAATTCGATGGCGATTACGTCTATGATGCCATCAAGACGATATGCGATACTTATGACTTGGGGTTCTCTCTCGATCTGAAGTCCGATGATCATTGGCAATCGTCCTATCTGTCGTTTTCGGTTCTCGAAGGTGCCGATCGTTCATATGAACAGATCAAGAACCCCTATATGGTCTTTTCGCCGAGATTCGACAATCTTATCTCTTCAGATACCACTGAAGATGATACCGAATTCTTCAATTCGGCATATGTCGCCTCGACAGAGGAGACCAAGGATAACGTGACCCGTCGTCTGATCAAATACGTGCCGAACAACTCCGGTCGTTCTGGTTGGGACATCCGGGAAACGTTCTATACGGATTCCGACGTTAAGTTGAATGATGCTGATAACCATCCTCGTCCCGACCACGACATATATCCTGAATTGGAAAAGTACGGCCGAGACGAATTGAAAGCGCAGAAATCCAACGACTCGTTCGATGCCGAAATCGCTTTACTTGGCTCGGTTCGGTATCATCGCGACTATGATATCGGCGACATCATCCAGTTCGATAACACCTACGGTGTCAACAAGACCGCACGTATCACCGAGTACGTTCGTAATGAGGACGATAACGGTTACCGTGAATACCCGACGTTCACGCCGTTTTCCACCGAAGGCATCGATGCACTTGAGGATTCGTACGGCAATTACGTGCTGGATAATTACGGCAGTACCATCAATGAGGGATTCATCTGATCAAAAGGAGATCTCAATGACATATACTTCAGGATTCTTCAATTCGGTCAATCACGACCGAACATATGACGCCGATGCTTTCGGCTCCATGTTCGACGGTGTCATCAACGATGGCGTCTTCCGTACATGGGGCAAAGGCATGGTCGTGACCGCCGTCGGCGGCATGGTGGTGACGGTCGGCACCGGCCGAGCATGGTTCAATCATACATGGACCGTGGTCACCGCCGACGAACGTCTGACATTGGGCGGCGCATCACCGTCCATGCCTCGCATCGATGCAGTGGTGCTCCGCGTCGACAAGTCGACGTCGGTCCGATGGAATCGAATCTACATCAAACAAGGACAGGCGTCCGGTTCGCCGTCACGACCGCAGCTCGAAAACACATCGACGGTTTGTGAGTATGTTCTCGCCGACATTCGCGTCAATAACGGCGCCACCGCAATCTCTCAATCGAACATCACGAATCAGATCGGACGCGACACCCCATTCGCTGAACTGGTGAATAATACGTTCGATTCGGCGAACCTGATCAAGCAATGGGAATCGCAATTCCAGGATTTCATTCACAAATCAACGCTGGATCCGAAAGTGCTGAGTCCAATTTCAAATTCCACGATCGATAGCATGTTCGCCATCAAATAAAGGAGTCAAAATGACAAGAATTCTCGATGCACACGGGAACGAACTCAAGCTGGAAGACATTGATCTAAACGCCGGCAAGCTCGTTGACGAGACCATTACCGTCCATCACGACGCTGTTGAAGGCGTCGAGGAAGTATCCCATGTCGAGGTGCTTAAAGAATACTATGAGACTGGTCCGGATGGCACTCCGGTTCTCGATGAGGACGGTCATAAGATCGTCTTCGGCAAGGATGTAAAGACCATCATTGATGTCCCAGGCGTTGAAGCCAAGGAAGCCTGGGATGAACAGGAGGAGATCCAGCGATACATCCCGTATACCGCTGAAGAACTCGATAAGATCGCCAAGGAGAAGGCAGACGCCCAGGCCAGTGCGGCTGTTGCGGCCGCTGAAAAGTCGGCGATTCGTCTCATTGTGCAGAAAATCGCTCCGTCTCTATCCACGGACGAACTGATGCAGGTCGCAGCGATTCTCCCGAACTGGGACGCGTCGAAGACATACATTGCAAACGACATCGTCCGTTATCAGCAGAGCCTGTATCAGGCCCATGGTGATGTCTCGGCCAACACGGTTCCTGATGCGGCTACCGACAAGTGGATGGATCTGACGAAGCCGGTCGATGGGGTCGCACGATGGATTCAGCCGAACAGCGCGGAGAACGCGTATGATTCAGCGGCCGTCGTCATGCATGATGATCAGCAGTGGTCCTCCAATGAGGACTACAACATGCACGAACCCGGAGTCGACGGTTGGACATTGAAGAGTGACGCCGTCTCCGAGTGGACTCAGCCGACCGATGCGAACAACGCCTATGCCGAAGGTGCCGTGGTGCGTCATAATGGCAAGCGATGGGCTTCAACGGTGTCCGGCAATGTCTGGGAGCCCGGTGCTTCCGGAGTGACCCAGTGGGTCGAATCCTGATAGGAGGCTGTCATGGCGCGAATCAACAGTTATACCAAGATCACCGGAGCACCGGCTGATTCCGACTGTTTCATCATCGACTCGACGCAGGGCACCGCAGGCACTCGAATCGTGTTGTGGTCCGTGTTGAAGAGCGTTCTCACCGGCATATTCGCTCCTAAAAGCCACAAGCATCCGGGCAGCGATATCACGTCAGCCGTCGCCAACGCCAATGCCGCCACCAACGATTCCGTCGGTCAGAACATCGCCTCGACGTATGTGAAGTCCGTCACCGCATCCGGCCGCACGGTCACGGTGACCAAAGGCAACGGCACGGCATCGACGTTCACCACGCAGGATACGACTTACGGAAACATGGGAGGGGCAACGACATCGGCAGCTGGAAAGGCTGGCCTTGTTCCTGCTCCGGCAACAGGTGAGAACAACCGCTATCTGAGAAGCGACGGTACATGGGCTGTCCCTCCGGACAACAACACGACATACTCCGTAGCCACTCAGTCGGTTAATGGCCTTATGTCGGCAGCAGACAAGAAGAAACTCGACGGTCTCTCGAGCAACGTCACCGGAGCCATCGGTCTCGCAACACCGTCAAAAGACGGTTTGATGTCTAAAGGCGATAAAGCGAAACTCGATGCGATCGGCTCGATTTCTAACAACACAATCGACGGTTTCTTCAGAATTTGATGATGTTTTAGGAGGTATGATATCATGGTAGCTTATCTTGACGAGGGGGGGCTCGGTATCTAGTCAGGAAGGTTCTTGACCGGATCCAGCCCGTTGGATCTCTCTATTTCAGCACTGACAGCACGTCCCCGGCGAGTTTATTCGGTGGCACCTGGGAACGCTATGCGCAGGGACGAGTAATGGTCTCTGCATCGGACACCGATACAGACTTCACCGTCGGCAAAACCGGCGGAGAGAAGACGCATAAACATACGTACGGCATTGTGTTCGGTACTAGTTATGGAATGTGTGTATTGACAGACGATCGACCTTCACCACATATTGGTCTCATCGATTATTCTCTGACCGTTGGCAATCGTATTCGGCGACACGGCATTCCAACTATCAGTACAATCACGAACAGCTTTGCGGATACGGTCTATGGATCATTTGGTGAAAATAAACAGCTGGCACTTCGAATGAATGAAGCACACACCACGACAAACTCATCAATGGAGCCATATATCGCCGTCTATGTTTGGAGGCGCACCGCTTAAGCCGTCCTTCGCCAAATATAAACCGCGATATATGGCTGCAAGTTGTTATGCGGTTTGTCGTTTCCGATAGCAATCGTAACTGCGCCAATCCAGTGGGAATCAGCCCCAGGGGTTGCTAATGTAGCTAAGCGAACACCGTAATTGTGGTTAACGTCCATAAACAAAGCAGCGCTCGTTCCTGGAGCATGCGAATGTTTTGCTAATTCATCAATAGTTAGTTTATGCGTCTTCTCTCCGCCGGTTTTGCCGACTCCTCACGGAAAGGCAAGACCTACAATGGTTGCATATTTGGATCAGGCAGGCGTACAACATCTTATTGCGAAGATTCGTAATACGTTTTGGCCGGTCGGCACGATTCTGGCGACATCCACCAACACTTCGCCGGCGTCCTATATCGGAGGCTCCTGGGAGGCGTATGCTCCCGGAAGGACGCTGGTGGGTGTGTCCGCAACGGATACTGACTTCACCCTCAACAAGCAGGGCGGTGCGAAAACCGTTGATGTCGGAAAAGATACCGATCTAGCAACGGCGCTGCACATTGATGAAAATGGAAACATCCAAGTTGAATGGAATCGTGGTTATCATGCATCAGCCAGCGTAAGAACTGGTTTATCGGCCGACATGCGCGCTCCAATTAACTGGAAGTACCAATCAACGCATGTCGGAACCAAGGTTGCTGGTATTTTGCCAATCGAACCGCCTTACATTTCAGTATGCTATTGGTGCCGTGTTGCTTAAGCGATTCTACGCCAATAACAAACGGCGACATACGGTTCCATCGAGCTCGCGGGGTCAGAATGTCCGACGATGGCAGCTCCCCAGGTTGCGTTGAATGAACCGCCATAGATATCGCCAATATGTCGAACATCGCCGACAAAGTCAGGGATCCTGACACGTCGTACGACGGTGTTCTGTCCGTCAAGCGAGACCTGTGCACTAAGAGTGCCTGGATTATGACTATGTGTCTCGCTTCCGCCAGTACTGTTAAGTGGATGTTTCTCATCCACACCCACCAGCGTCCTTCCGGGAGCATACGCCTCCCAGGAGCCTCCGATATATTATATAGAAAGGATCATATCAATGCATTGGATCGAAATGTTGACCACAATTGCTGGATCGGTATTTGCATCCAGCGGATTGTGGACGTTGATCTTGTATAAAGCAAAACAAAAAGATACCGGACTTCTTATGACCCGTGGTATGGCACATTACCAAATTATAGAGGAGGGCCAGAAATTCATTGACCGCGGATGGATTGCTCATGAGGAATACGACGACTTCATGAAGTATCTTGGCAACCCGTATCTGGAGTCCGGATCAAACGGTCTGGCGAAGAAAATGATCGATGACATATCGGACCTTCCGTTCAAATCGATTTCGTCGATTCATAGTACTATGGATCATTAAGACGTCGCGTGACATACATGGCCCTTTATGAAAGGAGCCATTATGAAAAACAGCAAGAACCCTTGTGGCAACTATGAAGTACAATTCAAGAACGATATATGCATAATCAGGGGTATAACATATCTTGGATATTTGGCGCTCACCTGTGTCGCGTACGACAGCGATATTTGCATGCCATGCGTAGTCGTCGAAAAACGCGGACTGGTAAGATGCATGATATTCGAGCAGAAGTATACCCTTCGGTTTATTAGTAGATCCATCGTTAAGACATTGAAATACCTCATGACTCCACACAGGAAATTTAAAGCCATCATGGAGGCATTAATTTCAGAATAAAGTATAAGAGCCTATGCGCCACGCATGGGCTCTTATGTTTTTTCTCACGCAAACCATAGAAGAAAGGACCATATATTATGGCCGAACACGCCAATCAGAATACGTCATTTCTCACCGATTCAGGTTACGACGGCCTCGTCAAGGCCGCGCGTCGATATCTGCCTGCACTCAGTGTGCTGCTGATCGTGATCGCCGGTGTCTGCACGCAGCTCGGTCACGTCCACGGCATGGACGCCGCCACGGCCGGTCTGTCCACGGTTTCCGGTATCTGCATGGCACTGAGCTGGGGCATCAATGAGCTGCTGAAGCGTGCCAAGGATCAGTGGAACACTTCGACCGATCCGGACGACACCACCGAGAGCGATGCCGAATGATATCATATAAGAGCCTATGCCGCGCGCATGGGCTCTTATATTTTGTCTCGACGCGAATCGTACATGGCCTTTAATGACAAGAGAATCTATCATAAAGGAGCAATCATGAACGATACGTTTACTTATGTCAGCCAACAGTACAGCCAGCACACCTGCCTGAAGCTTGTTCAGTGGATCAAGAACCACTGCGATCCGGAAACGGAGAGCGGTATTCTTACGACCAAGACAAAGAAGCTTCGGGTGATCATGGTCAGTACCAACCTGGAAGACATGAGTGCATTCGCAGATTATCTGAAGACCATCACTCTCGTCTGAAAAGAGCAAGCCGCACATGCGGCTTGCTCTTTATTTTTTTTCGCGCATGATACATGTCCTTTATTGAAGAAATTCAACAATATCAAAGGAGTAATCATGCTTATCATCGACAAGATTTTGAACCGAACCGAGTCTTTCACTGCCGATGGCTATTGCAAGGACCAAGATCAAGTGAACACGATTCTTAACGTGGTCGGCTCTTTACCATACGTAAAGAGCTATAACCATGCCATAGTAACGTATCCATTTTACGATCATCCAACCTTGTGTATAACCATCACTACGTGGGGACACGGACGTCGAGATCAAATCGCAAAAAAGATCGCTGAAAAAATGTATATTGATGAATGATCATCAAGCCAGAGTCGCACATGCGGCTTTGGCTTTATATTTGCAGTCGCGAATGAAACATGTCCTTTAATGAGAACCATACCATCATTAAAGGAGAAAACTATGTTCGCTGGAATTTCCGCCATTGCCATCGCAATCGCTGCTCTCGCTGGAGAGTACTATGCGGTCGCTTTGACGCAAGAACACTGAACACCATTTCCTCTAATCAGGAATGATCAATAGAAGCAAAGCCATCTGCTTTGCTTCTTGTCCGATGATGCGTATGGTTTATATTTTTGGGCAAGGAGCTTGATGATGTATTCGCGAATTAATCATGGTCCTTAATGAGAAGCTATATATCAACCAAAGGAGTTATTATGGACCTCATCAAGACTATTTTCAAGACCGTCGTCTGGGGCGCAATCGCCATTATCGCTATATTCGTTATTGCGATTGTCCTCATCGTCTGCGGATTGTTCTAGCTTGATCAATCCTAATAATGACAAGCCGTTAATCACACGGCTTCTCATTTATCCGATATGTTGAGTATAGCTGTAACGTCACGTACCACCACTGAGACAGGACATGGCGTTTATATTTTTTTTCGCGCATGAATCATCGCCTTTAATGACAACATAACCGAAAGGAGCAAACATGTCCAATCAATCGAAGAGCATTAATCAGAAGTTCGATGAACAGATCGATGCATATTTGGATCGTCTCAAAGAGGAGATGAATCCGGAGAACGAATCCGATTTGAGCGACGATTTGACAAGGACTTCCGAAGTCACAAGAGACACTCTTGATGGCGACGGCAACGTCACGAGTTCGGTTGTGGAGCGTCATGATGAAATGACGAACCACAATCTGGAATCGCTGAAGTCGCTGGTCGCCGTCAAGAACGACTATAATGACCATCGGAAGAGCCTCATCGAAACCGTCGTGAAAGCCGGGGTCTCGCTCGCTGGAATCGTCATCCTGCTGGGATTCGAAACAAATCACACCATCAGTTCGAGAAGCCTCGGGTTTCTGCCCAAACCGAAGATCTGACATGTGATCTATAGGATTACGTCAAAAGCCAGAGTCGCACATGCGGCTTTGGCTTTATATTTGCAGTCGCGAATGAAACACACCCTTTAATGAGAACCATTAACCATCAATAAAGGAGTTATCATGAAGTTTAGCACCTTCTTCGGAAAGTACACCATCTGCACCCTTATCTACACTGCATTTTCGATGCTATTGGGAATCGCCGGAATCGGCGTTCTCTACCACATCGGAAAGAAAGCTGAAGAGAAGGATGACGAGGAGAATCCGATCACTGCTGATGACATGAATCTAAATAATGACTAATGACATCCAAGGCTAAGGCCGCATTTCACACATGCGGCTTTGGCTTTTTTCGATGTCAAGAGCATATTATGTTTATTGTCATCGCTGCATTCGTTTCCATGGTGCCGCGATTCATCCATGGCCTTTAATGACCGAATAATCCACAAAAAGGAGAAACATGGATATCAAGACAACATCCAAGAATCTGTTCAGCACCGCAAAGGACCGCGTCAAGGAACTTTGGGACAAAGAACAGGAAGAGGACAATGTTGATCTCGTGATCCGTCGTCTCAACGAAGGATATTATGATCAACTGCCGAATGGCCAAGAACGCAAACGCCATGCTGTGTGCATCGTCATGGACAAGCTCGGAACCGCAAGTCTACAGCTTGACGTCGTACGACGTTATCTGAAAGCATTGTCGGACCAAGCCTACCACGACTGACACATTACTGGCGAATGACACTTGGCCATTCGCTTTTTATTTTAGGAGTAAAAACATGGCGAGAAGACCAGTCGGACGACTTAAATTCACTCGCAAATTTCATAATAAGGTATCGCCTCATATTTCAGGACCAAAAATCGCTCTGAATATGTTCTATGCCTGGATGCTTGGACGTGATATTCCTTGCAGACTATATGAGCGTCGCATTGATATTCCGATCGAAACCTGGGATGAGTACGATGTTCAGATCATGGACGGACTTGACGCGATCAACGATATATTCTATGCCAATTTCCAGGTAAGGAAGTGGTAACATGACCGGTGCTTATACCAATCATATTGTCCTTCTTGGCAAGCAGGGTTCGGGTAAGACGTCCATTGCCGAAGAACTTGCTCGTCGAGGGTTTCGGCGAGTCGTATCGGTGACCACACGTCCTCCTCGCGATAACGAAGAGGATGGTGTCGATTACTGGTTCGTTGACGATGCCGAATTCGATGCGGCTTTGCCGGATTTGGTAGCCGTTCGAGAATATCGGACCATATTCAGTACGTGGCGTTACGGCGTGAATCTTCAGGATATCAATGCCGATGACGACACCGTGACCATTCTTGATCCGACTGGATATTTGACCATCAAAGACCGCATCACCGATCGATTCGGAGTCTATCTGCATATCGATGACAACATTCGATATCAGCGACTACTTCTTCGAGGCGACAATCCGGAGGAAATCAGTCGTAGGGAACGCGACGATGCCGCCCAGTTCGCTGTACTCGAAGAACGGCTTACCGATGTCATGGACATGATGTCCAACGGCAAACGATGGGTCAATTTCGAGGAATTCTCGAAAGGGGGATATGATACCAGTCGAACCGTGACCGAAGAAGTCGATCGGATTCTTCGATATATGAACGCGTTCAATCGCGGAGAAATCAATTATGAACGAGCACCACAACCGGTGTTCGATCATGATCCGGAATTCTGATTATAGCTAAGGAGAAAACATGTTAATTTCATTGAAGCATCAACCACCGAATTTACGCGAGCAGTTGCACAATGAGAAGGTGGCATCGGAACTCTTTCCCAAGATCATGGATAGGTCGTATCAAGTGCCACACAACGCCATCAGCGGCTGGTATCAGTATGTTCGACCGAATGGCGTATCATTCTGGGTGTACGTGGATGACCACGGCGCTGTCTGCATCCAAACCGAAGCGGTGAGAAACGCCACGAATATGACAATTGTCGATGCGGATTTTGATATCCATACTCCGAAGAATGAATTTACTTGTTTTCTCGAGCAGATAGCGCCATGGCTGCTCGACTGCGATTTCAGACAAGCCATTATACGATCATCGCAAGGTGTATCGCTGTTCTTTGTCGAAAACGGCATGACTCGATGGATATTTCGTGTGTGGGGAGCAGAACGATGGTCGTTGGGGAATGCCGAATATGAATATATGTAATCGCAAATGAAACACACCCTTTAATGAGAACCATTAACCATCAATAAAGGAGTTATCATGAAGTTTAGCACCTTCTTCGGAAAGTACACCATCTCTAGCCTCATCTACTTTGCTATTTCGATGCTATTGGGAATCGCCGGAATCGGCGTTCTCTACCACATCGGAAAGAAAGCTCAAGAGAAAGAGTCTCTGGAGGAAGATCCGATGATTGCTGAATATATGAAACAAAACAGTGCCAAATGACCTCAAGGCTAAGGCCGCATTTCACACATGTGGCTTTGGCTTTAACTTTTAAGGAGCAAAACATGAAAAATAAAATCGAATTATATCGTGAAGCACGGCTGTGGATCACGAAAGTCATTATTCCATTGGCTGGAATGGCGACATTATATTTCAGTAATCCCGACAATCGTGCCGATTTCAAAAGCCGTTTTCTGAAGTCACGAATCGAAAAGAAACTTGGAGGTTTATTATGAGTTGGGATAACCCGAAAGAATACGGCGTATATTTGAATACCGGAGAACAGGAAGTTCATTTTCCAGTCGGATTGGCTTTTGATAGCAATCAGATTCCGGAAGGAAAACAGGCTCCGCTCAAGACACTCGAAGAAGCGGCCGAATTGACGGAAGCGATCAAAGACCAGCTGAAAGGACAGAATGATCCGGAAGCCGATTACGAAGCACTTCGCCAGCATTCCCTCGAAGAGTTCTGCGACGTATACCAGACGCTGGTAAATATCGCATTCGCTTTCGGATTTTCCCAGACCGAGATCGAGAACACTTATATGAAGGTCGTTCGTCATAACGACGAACGAGGACGTTATCCTTCCGGCGAACTAGAAGAGAGCTGGCTCGGTTAAACGCGAACCATACATCCCCCTTAATGAGAACCATACACAACCTAATGAAAGGAACAATCATGGAAGATCAGAACAAGGAAACCACCGAAGTCGTCGAGACCGAGGAGAAGAAGCCCAACAAGATCGTCCAGTTCGTCAAAGATCACAAGGACCGTATCAGGGATATCACCATTGGAGCCGCTGCCGCCGCAGGACTCGCACTGCTGATTCACCTGGGAAAGTCCGAAGATATTGACGACGAGGACGACGATTGGGACTATTCCTCATCCGATGAATCGAAGTCCAACGCTGAATCCACAGATTCCTCGCAAGAGTGAATTGTTCTATAAAGCCCAAGTCGCACATGCGGCTTTGGCTTTATATTTTTTTTCGATCGTTCATAAGAAAGGCCATTATAGTGAACGATATTATCACCAAAGGACGAAAATTTCTAGGAAGAAATTCCCATACGATTCTCACAGGCACGGCAGTGGTGGGCGTGATCGGAACCGCCATCATGGCATCGCGAGATACCATTCAGGCGAATGATCGTCTGCTGGAGTATCGCATGGAGCTCGATGGCAAGCCATGTGACAAGAAGGAGCTCGTCAAACGAATCGCTCCATGTTATATTCCGACCGCGTTGACTGTCGGTGCGACGATTACTGCGATCGTCGGAGCCCATCAGACCGCCACACATAAGATCATCGCATATTCCTCGGCATATACCATGGCCCAGGAAGCAGCGACCATCTATCGCGATAAAGTGCACGAGATCGTCGGCGAAAAGAAAGCCAAGGAAATCGAAGCGGCCGTAGCTAAGGATCAAATCGCAAAATCCAAAGACGACGCTTCGGCCGTGGTCATCGGCGACGGCAATGTGCTGTGCATGGACGGGTTCAGCGGACGGTTCTTCCCGTCAACACTGGAGAAGATCCGCAAGGCCCAGAATGACGTCAATTACAAGATGAATGCTGAAATGTATGCATCGTTAAATGACTTCTATGAAGCCTTGGATCTGCCCTATATCGGTTGTGGCGATGATCTCGGTTGGACGTCGGATCATCCAATCGAACTGAGTTTCAGCACCGCGCTGACCCCTGACGGGAAACCGGCACTTGTGGTGAATTTCCACGAATCGCCGATGGCTGACTATCGCAATCTTATTTGAGTATCAACAAGGAGCAAATCATGTCTTATATTTCCCTACTCGCCCAAGCCGGTAAAGCGGCCGCTCCATATCTGAAGCCTCTTGGCATCCGATTGGGCAAATCCATCTGTACGGGCGTGCTTACTCAGCTTGCGGGTAAGTATGCATTCCGTATAACCGGGGACCATATTCTGGCGCAACGCGATCGTGATATTCGCGAAGCGATTCAGCAGGATATGGAACTCAAACAACTCATAGCCCAACAAAAAGTGGCTATGTCCAACCAACAGGAGGAAAACTAACATGATCAAGGAAACCATTTCCTACGAGGACATCGACGGCAGCAGCAAGACCATGGATGCATATTTCCATCTCACCATGCGCGAAATGCGTCAACTGCTGAAGGACGGCATCCAGGAAAAGCTTGAAGCCGTGACTTCCGGAAAGGCGTCTCCGGATGATACGTTCGATCTGATCGACGATCTGATCAAGGCATCGTATGGCAAGCGAACCGAAGTCGATGGCGAAGCGCATTTCGTAAAGAATCCCGAAACTACCAAGATCTTCATGGAGTCTGAAGCGTACGACAGTCTGTTGGGCAAGCTGATGTCCGATGACCAGTTCGCTACGCGATTCTTCACTGGTCTGGTGCCGAAGGCCTTGTCCGATCGCCTGAATGCCATCAGCAACGGCTCGGCTAAGGCTGCACTCACGCCGGAAGCGGCGCAGTATCTCGCTCAGCTGAACCAGCAGAATAACTGATTCTCATATATTAAGTAACAAGGAAAGGGTTTGGACGATGTCTAGGCCCTTTCCGTGTCTATTTCGAAAGGATGAAGAGCATGGCTGAAGACGATCGCAAGCCATTAGTCGTCGATGTCTCTCGACAGAACTTGGGTCTTCCGGAATCCAAAGAAGCGCCGAAGAAATCAGCAGTCGCTCATGGTAAACTCAAAGAGGATACCATGGTCGAGAAAGGCGTAAAGCGCTTCTTCGGTGGTGATCCGAAAGACGTCATGATGTATATGCTGACCGATGTGCTAGTGCCAGCGCTTAAGGATACGTTCGTCGATATGGTCATCGGCGGAACGAAACGAATGGTGTATGGTATGAGCGCGTCCGATTATCGCCCGACCAGTCCTCGATTGGTTCGACGTGATAACCCGAGCTATTCGCAGAACACGAACTATAACGCCATGTCGAGCAATCGACGTGTGATCGACAGCACAGTTCGTGAACGCCACGATTTCAGCAAAGTCGTGTTTCCTGACAAGCCGTCGGCTGAAAACGTCTTGACGGCCATGAACGATTATATTCAGCAATATGGTGTCGTTCGGGTGAAGGACTTCTACGAATTTGCCGGAATCACCGCTGAGTACACCGATCAGAACTGGGGCTGGCATGACATTCGTGGTAGCCGTGTTCGATCGATCTATGGCGGATATATTGTGGAACTTCCACCTACGGAGCACCTGCAATGAGCGACCGGGACGAGCTGAGGAACTGGTATTCGAGTCCGTCATGGGCTTATAAAGTCGATAAAATGACAGACGAACAAATACCGATCGTGCTCAAACGAGTGCGAGCAATCAAAGAGCAAGCGAGGAACGATCAGAATGGCATATCCAATCATAGACGGCATCGATAAAACCGATCATCAGATGCTGTTGACTGTCGACGATATTCGGGAGTCCGATCGAGCCAGAACGATATCCTTGATCAATAGATCATGGTTGCATCGCCTGTTTCGACATTTTCCAGAGATAGCGAACTTGACGATTGATATCACTATTGATTGGCCGGGACGATTGCCGAATACGGCCGTGATTACAACCAGGGATGGACGGAAATATCTATATACGTCCGATCCGAATAATGATTTCGGCACGATCGAGGAGATATGATGGATCGTTTTCTTGCCATGGTGAAATTCCAACAGCTTTTCCCGGAACTCTCGGAGCGAGTTCAGAAATACCGCCGAATAGATAACCATACGGCATTGATCATATTATTCAGTGGAGCGCATTATGTGTTTCGCTGGGAATCAACCAACAAGTGGACTCTGCAAACCGAGTTCGCCTACAAAAACAAATAAGGAGCAAACATGTCCATTAAAAGCACATTGGTCAAAACCGCAGCTAAGAGCGGTCTCTTTCTGAAGAAACATGGCCCGGAAATCCTGACATATTCGGGCATCGTGCTTGGCGTCGCCGCAACAGTCACCGCATGTCGGTCGACCATGCATATCGATGACGTGAAGAAGAACCATGAAACCGAGATGAGCCGCGTCGAAACCCTCGAAAAGATGGTGGACAACGGCGAGCTCGATGATGGTGATTTCACGGTCAATGAAGCGGCTTCGTCGAAGCAGATTATCTATATGCGCACCACCGTGGCTTACGCGAAGCTCTATGCTCCGACCATTATTCTGACCGGCTTGAGCATCGCCTGCATTCTGTCGGCACACAACATCCTCCAGACTCGATACACGGCGGTTGCTTCGGCATTCGCTGCTGTAAGCGCCAAGTTTAGTGATTACCGCGAACGTGTCGTGGCCCAGTATGGAGAAGAGGTCGATAAGAAGTTCTATCAGAACATCGACACCGTCGAAGTCGCCGACGACAAAGGCAAGATCATCGAGACCAAGAAGGAGCAGAACGTCCAGACGCTGAGTCCGACCGATAAATGGTTCGGACCGGATTCTCAGATCTGGGATCACGAATCACCGGATATGAATACCGTGATGTTGAAGTCCGCATTGGATCGTGCTCAGAACAAGCTCGATTACACCGGGCATCTGTTCTTGAACGATGTCTATCGTCTGCTCGGTCTTCCTGATACCAAGGAAGGCGCTGTGCTCGGTTGGATCAATACGCCTGATCACGATTCGATTGTCGACTTCGGCGTATTCGGTTGCAGCGATGATCCGTGGGATAACGTCAAGGATTGCCCATGGGATGGCAAGGAAGAGATTCTTCTTCAGTTCAACTGCGACGGCATCGTCTACGATCAGATCTGATACGGGAGCGTCATTGGAATCGTGGCGCTCCCTTTTTATTCGAAAGGAGCGAACATGAATCGTGAGAATCTGATATTCGCCGGCATCGGATTTCTGGCCGGTGTCGCCGTCACGACCGTCATCGGATATTTCGGTGTATATCGAAAGTATATACCGCTTCGACAGCTGGAGGACGAAGTCAATCAGCTCGAGGAGCAACGTCAATCCAAAGGACGTCAGCTCGATGCCATGGATGCCGCTTACGAGGAACGCAAAGCGGCATACGAGAAGGATCTCCAAGAACGGTCCGATCGTCTCGATATGTACGATAGCGACATAGCCGACGCCAAAAAAGAACTCGAAGCAATCAAACCCAAGATAGAGGAGGCTGAAACCTTGACCAAAGACGAAACCAAGATCTTCGCGCGATTCGAAATCCATGACGGCAATCCTCGATGGGATGGGCCGTTGACCGATGAGGAACAGGCATCATATGATGCTTGCGAAGGTGATGAGAATCTCATTCTCGGACTGCTCACCGAAGTGAAGGAGCATCGATTCAAGAACTCCATCGATCCGAACCGAACCGCATATATGATCGACGACTATGAGCACAAGACCGCTCCGGACTTCATCGATACGGTGTATCTTGACTACTATGTCAGAGACGACAAACTCGCCGAAGGACGAGTGCTCGTCGAACGTCCGGATGATCTTATCGATATGGCCGTACTTATGCAATTCGGTAAGTATGGATGGCAGGAAGATCCGAATGTTGTGATTTGCCGTAATGACACGTTCGAGACGGACTACGTGATTGAACGTCACGAAGAATCATATCAGGAATCGGTGTTCGGCATCGATCCGGATAAGATCACCTTGCCATCTCACCGTGTTCTCGAAGATATGGCCAGGAAAGCCTATGAGGAGGACCGACATGCCTAAGAGCGAACCACATGTGAAACCATATTTCGATTGGCTTCTAGAAGATGTGGTCGGTATTGATAATGATGGATATTCCAAACTCTATCATGTGATGGATACGATCCGTTACACCTATCGTATCGCCATGGATGCCAATCGAGAAGGCGATGCTCTCGAACTCCGTGGCGATTACGAATATTACAATCATGCACCATGCGAAGCGCAATTCCAGGGAGGAGTGACGAGCTTCCTGGAATTCCTCATCGCAGTGATTCTACGGGTCGATAACGATCTCGCACTCAAGATGTCTCGTGCCGATTGGATGCATCTATTCATCAAAAATATGGATCTGCAAGCCTACACGGATTCATATTTCGATGCCGTTGGAGACGCATCCGAACCGGTACGACTGCTTGTCGAACGCACCATGAACCGGAAGTATAACACCGATGGGAGCAATGGTGGATTGTTCGTCATCAAGGGATGCGACAAGGATCTTCGACGGATGCAACTGTTCGATCAGTGGACATTGTTCGGCAATTCCGACCACGATATTCCATATAAGTGGGACTAGAAAGGAGTGGGTATGGACCAAATACGAGTGACTGAAGTCAAAAGCACCAAAACCGCAACCAAGGTCATTGCGAATCCTAGGGCCCGTGGATTCAAGGATCTTATTGTCAAGGGTGGACAGTTCTACGCCGTATATGATCCAGATACGCACCTGTGGTCCAGAAGTGTCGGTCGCCTCTCCGAACTCATTGATAGGGATATCAGCGAATATATCGCAACGCATTCGGACAAGACCTTGACTCCGGAATACATGGACAATATGTCCAATGGACAATGGAACCGATATCTATCCCAACTGAAGAACCTCGATGACAACAGCATCATGCTGGATCAGAAGGTTATATTTGACAATGATGACGTTGCTCGAGAGGATTACGCATCATTCAAATTGCCATATGATCTCATCGAGGGTCCGACGCCGAACTATGATCGCCTGATGGAAACGATCTATGACCCGGACGAGCGTCGAAAGCTCGAATGGGGCATAGGTCTGATCGTAGATGGTAAGGACCAGAAACGCATTCAGAAATTCTTCGCCATTACCGGTGCTCCCGGTACCGGTAAATCGACGATTCTGAATATCATTCAGGAACTGTTCGGGAACTACGTTTCGTTCTTCAATGCCAAGGAACTTGGTCAGGGATATCAGTTCGCCACTGCTGCGTTCAAGAATGCGCCACTTGTGGCCATTCAAAGCGACGGCGACCTCTCAAAGATCGATGATAATTCATTGTTGAACACCATTGTTTCGCATGAATACATCAAAGTCAATGAGAAAGGCGTCAAGCAGTATGATATTCCGATCAAGACAATGCTGTTCATGGCCTCGAATAAACCAGTGAAGATCACCGACTCCAAATCTGGTCTGATCCGAAGGTTGATCGACGTCTATCCATCGGGACGAAAACTCAACAATGCTGAATATTTCGAAGCCATGGACGGCATCAAGTTCGAACTCGGTGCGATCGCCCACCATTGCCGAGAGGTCTATCAGGAATTGGGTCCGAACGCATATGGCAATTACGTGCCAACCGAAATGGTGGCCAGAACGAATGATATGTATTCGTTCTTGTCAAGCGTTCTCGACCAATTCGAAGATAACGATCATATCGATGGCCTCGAACTTTGGCGTCAATATAAGGTTTGGTGTGATGAAGGCAACGTGACCATGCGCATGAAACGTGATGACTTCCTGTTCGAATTGTCATCATATTTCAACAAGACGACTGACAACATCGTCAATGGTCGCAAATCCACTCGTAACACCGGTTTCGAGGGAATCCGTTGGGATAAATTCGAGAAAGTGGAGAAACCGAAGCCGATCGAAGCGAGAAAACTCGAACTCGATTCGACCGATTCGGCATTCGATCGCATGGCTCAGAATTGGCCGGCGCAATACGCCGCCGATAATCCAACCGGAGGACCTCGGTTGCCTTGGGATCAGGTGACCAGCACATTGAAAGATGTGGATACCACCAAACTGCATTGGGTACGAGTACCTGAGAATCATATCGTCATCGACTTTGATCTCAAGGGCGATGACGGCGAGAAGAGCCTGGAACGCAATCTTGCCGAAGCCGCGAAGTATCCGCCGACGTATGCGGAATTGAGCAAATCCGGTAAGGGCGTACACCTGCATTATATTTACGATGGTGACGTGACGAGACTGAAGCCTCTGATCGATATCAACGTGGAATGCAAGGTGTATCGAGGGAAGTCTGCATTGCGAAGGAAACTCAGCACATGCAACGATCTCGAAGTCGCGCATATTTCCAGCGGTCTTCCTCTCAAAGGAGATAAAACCATGATCAATGAGAAAGCGATCAAAGATGAGCAGCATCTTCGTAATCTCATCAAAGGGAATCTAAGAAAGGAATATTGTCCGGGAACCAAGCCATCGATCGACTTCATCTGTAAGCTGCTGGACGAAGCGTACGAGTCTGGCATCCAGTATAACGTCGAAGACATGCGTCTGGATATTCTCAATTTTGCCATGAACTCCACGCATAATCGAGATTATTGCATGAAGGTCGTGGCGAATATGAAGCTTCGTTCCGATGAACCCGATAGCTTGGAACCGCCAAAGCATACTGGGACGCCTGATATTCTGACGTTCTACGACGTAGAGGTGTTCCCGAACCTATTCATGATCTGCTTCAAAGACGCAGGTGATGAGAAGGATCATCCAGTGAAGACCTTGATCAATCCCGATCCGAAGGATGTTCGCAAACTCTGCGGCAAGGCGCTGGTTGGATTCAACAACAGACGATACGACAATCATATGCTGTATGCGTGGGGTTGGCTCGGCTATGACAACCAACAGCTCTACAACCTGTCTCAGGATATCGTGGCTGGCGGACCTCGCAGTCGAAACGCCATGTTCCAGAATGCCTACAACATCTCCTATACGGATATCTACGACTTCTCCGCAAAGAAGCAGTCATTGAAGAAGTGGGAGATCGAGCTTGGAATCGATCATCACGAACTCGGCATGCCGTGGGACAAGCCGGTCGATCCGAAGCTTTGGGATCTGGTGCAATCATATTGCGAGGATGATGTCCGAGCGACGGAAGCGGTGTTCAACCATCTTCATGAGGATTTCGTGGCCCGTCAAGGTCTGGCGAATCTGTCCGGCCTCACGCCGAATGATTCGACGAACCAACATGTCACACAAATCGTGTTTGGTGATGTCAAACATCCACAAGACGAGTTTCCATGGCCTGATCTTCATAAAGAGTTTCCCGGATATACTTTTGATAAGTTCGCCGATCGTGAACATAAGTCCAAATATCTTGGAGAATATCCGAGTGAGGGCGGCTACGTCCATGTTTATGGAATGCCAAATGGGAATGGAATCGATCAATCAACCATGATCAAGTCCTATGAAAAACCTGGCGAAGAACGACGAAAGGAATTTGAAGCCATGTATAAAGAGTTCGGAATGGATACCAATAAAATCTCATGGATGAACTTAGAAAGTACAAGGTGAATCATGGATGAACTTTGGAGGCAATGGCTGAAAGATCAAAGAATTTTGGTGTCCAATAAAGGACGAATTGTGAGTTGTCGACAAAGCCATTGCCGAGAGCTTCCAATATTTATTAATGATTCTGGATATCAACAAACTTCAGCCGGATTCGTTCATAGATTGGTCGCTGAAACTTGGATTCCGAAACATTCGGGGAACGAAGTCAATCATATTGACGGAGATAAAGCCAATAATGCTGTTGATAACCTAGAATGGACTACTCATTCTAGGAATCTAAAACATGCTTATTTGGAAGGGCTTCATCCTGGTCATCATTATCCGGTTGAGATCATTGAAACTGGAGAACAATTCGATAGCCAAATTGAATGCGCAAAAGCTTTACATAGTACAAAATCGAACATTTCGAAGGCTGTACTTGGTAAAGTCAAAAAACATAAAGGATTCACGATTCGACGAGTGGAGAAATCATGAGCGGTCAGAAACTCGGAGGAATGTTTGGCAATGTTGCGTTGTTGGATGTGTCATCTCTACATCCTTCAAGCATTGAGAATATGAACTTCTTCGGCCCTTATACTAAAAAGTATAGCGATATTAAGAAAGCTCGTATTTTCATTAAACATGGTCAAATTGAAAAAGCCCGAAAATGCATGGATGGCGCATTAGCTCCGCTTCTTAAAGAAGGCGAAAACACCAAGTCGTTAGCTCAAGCGTTGAAGATCGTCATCAATTCGACTTATGGATTGACTTCGGCTCATTTTCCAACGAAATTCAACGATGTTGAAAATAGATCAAACGACCGAAATATTGAAAACATGGTCGCTAAACGTGGTGCTTTGTTTATGCTTTTGCTTAAGCAAAAAGTCATGGAACTCGGGTATGTATCTGTACATGTAAAAACCGACTCCATTAAAATTGCTGATGCCGACCAGTATATCGTGCAATTTGTTATGGACTTTGGTAAAAAATATGGGTACAATTTCGAACTCGAAGCGATCTACGACAAGATGTGTATCGTCAACAAAGCGACGTACATCGCCCATCATTGTTACGGCGACGACGGGCACGACGCCGCATCGCATGGTGGTTGGGCGGCAACGGGTGCACAGTTCGCCGTACCATATGTCTTCAAGACGCTGTTCTCTCATGAAACGATTGATTTCAAGGATCTTTGCGAAACCAAATCCGCCACGACATCGATCTACCTAGACTTCAACGAAGGTCTGCCCGAGGACGAGCATCGCTATGATTTCGTCGGAAAGGTAAGCGCCTTCAGTCCGGTCCAACCGGGTTGCGGTGGAGGTCTGTTGGTTCGCGACAACGGCAACGGCGGTTACGCCGCGCTGTCCGGTACCAAGGGCTATCGATGGAAGGAATCGAGCGTTCTCCGAGACAGTCACAAACAAGACGAAGTCGATTACACCTACTACGAACATCTCGCCGATGAGGCACGAGATGATATTTCGCAGTATGGCGATTTCGACTGGCTGGTAAACGGCGAACCCTATATTTCGCCGAATCCTGGAAGCAATGATCTGGTTGCTTCCTTGACTCGATAACATACGGATCAGAAAGGTCAGCTCATGAGTGTAAGCGATATTTTAAGTTTGATGATTTTACTCGGCTTGCTTATACTTATGAGCTGGTTTGTAGACAATCATAAATTCTAAGGAGCAATCATGTCAATTACTATGATCGTTGCAATTTGGGCGCTGGTCCTGATGATCAGCGTCAATCTATGGACCTATATTCCCAAGCAACGACCGATATCTCGACATTCCGATTTGTATATCGCCATGATGCAGACATTTGATCGTCCGGCAATGGTGCCGATTGAATGTGGAAGGAAGTTATGAATAAAATCAGACCTCATTTGAATTGAGGTCTGAAAATATTACTTTCGATAAAGTATACCAAGAACAGGAGTAATCATGCCGCTCACCACCGAAGAAGTAGACGATCTCATGCATTGCAACTGCGATGCCGAGGTCAAAGCTCTTGATTTCGATATTACTGCAAACCGGATCAAATGCATCCTCATCTGCACCGGATGCGGAAAAATGGTATCGGTGTCCGGCGATATCGATAGGATTTCGGATGTGACATATGCCGAAACCGTACGACTCGTCCAGGATGACTCGGAGGACTGCGAATGAAACTTCCATTCAAAGTCCATTTCGAAATGCAACCAACCATTGTAAAAAACAAGGAGAAAATCATGTCCGATAATGACACCACTCAGATCCTCGACGCCAACGAGGTCATCGATCAATCCAAGTCCACGCTCAAGGATGTCGTGCTCGATCATCCGGCATATCTGGCATTGGCCGGTCTTGGCATTTTCGCCATCGGGTATCAGCTTGGCCGTAACCAGGGCGTGAACTCGTTACTCAAATTCGCGATGAGCAACTGATGTTATATTTACTCATAGGCGCCATATTGGTTATGATTTTCGCAGCTTGGTTCCCATTGTGGTGGGATGATCATTTTTAACGCGGAAGAAACATAGCCCTTAATGAAGCTATTACTACATTAAGGAGTTAATCATGACCGATATTTATGTCAAGCCTGTCATCATCGACATCGAAACTGGAGATATCATCGATAATGATTCATTTGACACCAAAATGTTGTTGATATTATACAAGCTCGGCTATATTTTCCAAGCCAAACGATTCAACGAACAAATTGATTCGTGGAACGAAGAGTTTGAAGGTCTTTATCCAGACATTTATAATGATCTGCATGATCCCGTCAAACAGAAGTTCTACAACAATTTCATCGTTGAACGTTGGCAGAAGATCATAGACGATTTTAATAATATAGCATCAACGATCGTTAAGGATGCCAAACTATTTATCGACGATCTCTGTGTCAAGATGAATGATGGCAAAGGCCACATAATCGAAACGAAAACCGTTAATCCAAATTAGTAATTGACAAAAAAGACTGAGTCGCACATGCGGCTTGGTCTTTGTCTTTTGGCTATATTTCGCGAACCAGACATGTCCTTTAATGAGAACTATCAAGAAAAGGAGTCAACATGTCTGTTGATATTTGCCAAGCCATCGCTGATTTCATTCTCATCACGATTGTCGTGCTGGGGATCGAAGCAGGCATTCAAGATCGTATCAAGCATAAGGATATGACTTGGTTTGCCTGGATCGGTCGCCACTGGAATAATCATAAGGAGAAGAAAGCAGTCAACAAACTAACAAAGAAACAAGACATCAACGAAACCACTTTCGCTGAGAAGTAATCATAAGCCTGAGTCGCACATGCGGCTTTGGCTTTATATTTTAATAAAAGGAGATCATTATGCCTATCAACATCATCAAGCGCCCGAACGGTGACGTCAACAAGATCGAATGCGAGAACGTTCGTCTGATCTGGACGAATTTCGCAGGCCGCGAAGGCAAGTACAATCCGGCCGGCAATCGCAACTTCAACATCGTTCTCGAGGAATCTGACGCCAAGGTGCTTCAGGACCTTGGCCTGAACGTCAAGTTCCATGAGGGCCGTGACGAAACGGAGCCTGGCATCTACACACTTCAGGTGAAGATCAACTTCAAGTCTTACAATCCTCCGGAGATCTGGATGAAGAATTCGCATGGCAACGCCCAGCTGGATGAGGATTCCGTCAAGATGCTCGATCCGCTGGTGTCCGCCGACGCCGTGACTGAATCGTGGCTAAGCTTCAATCTGAACCATTACGATCAGTTCACCACTGCATATTTGCAGAAGCTGCTGGTGACGGTTCAGGAATCAGATTATGAAGCTCGATTCTTCGACGAACCGGATTCCGCCATGAACACCATGACGTTCCACAAGGTGGAGAAGGATTGATGTCATACGATAATCGAACCCCAAGACCTGGCGTCCTGAAGGTCTGCATCTATTCCATCCTCACCGGAGGATTATATTTCTTCTGGTGGTTCGTCAAGACATTGTCCGGCGGATACCGCTGACATGACATTTCGACAGGTATGGGCCGTCATCGGCCTGTACCTGTCCTTTATTTTTGAAAGGTGTAATTATGATTAATTTTGGCACTCTTGATATCAAAAAGCTTGTTGATCAGGTATCGAGACAACATGCCAATGTCTGCAAGGCGTCTGATCAAATCGCAGAGCGTTACAACGGCTTTGTCGATCTCGTGAAAGGAAAACATGTCGTCCTAACCGATGATTATATTGAACCATATAAGTATCCGATCGTATATTTGGATGCGGATCGTATGGAGGAAATCGAAGATGCTCATGGCAATCCGGTAATCCATATCTGGATGGAGTGCGTCGATTGCAACGCCAGCGGTTTCATTGACATCAAGGATCAGGAGGAACTCCATGATAGCAAGCAACACCCGGAACCTGCCAAGTCGCAGCGAGCCAGTGGCAACAGCATGGGTGGCCGAGACATCTCGGAAAAGTATTGCTAGGGCTTGTCATGTCTCCTATCTGCCGAGCAACTTCGATCGTCTCTGGGAGATCTTCATGCTGATATTCCCCGACGATGTATCTAACGTCGAATCGGCTGAGGATTTCGATGATCACTCATTAAAACTGGTCATCAACAAGGCGACCAGAAAATTCTACGAGGACGATCAATACGAAGTCGACGACTCGACCGAATATGTGATATTCACCGTGGAATTCGACCAATGGTATCTGTGGACGAAGGGGGCGAACTTCAGTGGCGAATTATGAACCTGAAACGCCTGATTCGGACGTCTATGACAAACACGCCAAAGACATATTCGAATATGTCTTGCCTGAACTTGCCAACAGCGTCTTCGAATACAAATCCGCTGGACCGCATGGGGTGAGCTTCATCACCGGCAGTGGCGATGTATTTCTCTGGTATGAGCTGGCGCCATATTTCAATGATCCATCACAGATTCGATGGATCCTGGAGCATGTTTGCCAGAAGGAACGTCCGGTTGAGAATTCCGAACGTCCGATGGCATTGGAAACCAAATACGATTAATATATCTATACACAAGGAGTAATCATGTCCGACACGACTTTTTCGCCGTTCATAACCCTGTCCAGCACATCGTTCGCACCGATCGTGATATATAATGGCATGTCTCTCGCTGTCGAAAAGATGCGAGAATGTCAATGCGATACGCCTTTGGCTATGACCAAGCCGATGGCCGTTGCCAACAAAGGCCGCATGTATGTATGCACGAGCTGGTGCCCGTTCTGCGGTACAAAGCGCAGAGTCGAATGCAGCATGTATCATTTTCCCAAAACCGCACCAAATGATGTGTGGGAACTCGATGCTGATAAGATCTATATGTTCGTCAATGAGGTCAACAGACGAGGATATTTACCTATAGAGGCATCGGATGCCGATCTTGCATGGACGTATCCTCAATCCTATAGTGATGGAACCTTCACCATCAACCTATTCAATATGGCGATCGGACGAGGCCTCACCGTACGAGCTCTGAAAGGATACATCCTCAAAGACACATATATGTCGCAATTCGATAAGCAAGTGATCCAAGAATTCGACCAGCTCGGATCTCTTGGACTGATCTATCCGAAGGAACCGGCCCATGCCAACGCCTGACGAATATCGCAGCGCACGGTGCCTGCTTGGACTCACGCAGCATCAAGTCGGCAAGATGATGAAGATCCGTCGCGAGACCGTGGGACAGCTGGAGTCCATCAATCCCGACACGCCGCGCACCTGGGAGGCATATTCGCGCTACTACGACGTGTGGCTGCGCGAATATGCCCGTATCAAGCATCCCGACCTGTTATTTGCCGTCGAGGCGATTCTCAACGGCAACCGTACGGTCATAGCCTGGCTTGGCGAACAAAGCGATCCCGACAGCGATGCGCGTCACGGACGTCATCGTCCGAATCGTATCGTGGAGCTCAATCTGGTGTTTCCTACCATCATGGAGACGTCGCAATATCTCATCAAGCATGGCTACACCGATAAGGATCCTCATACAGTCCAGACCAAGATCTCGCAGATACTGAACGGATATAGGAAACAACAGACATTATGCGGCTTCCACTTCGAAGACGTATGATGGGAAAGGATATTTGCCATGGCTCCGGCCAGTGTATTCGGCAAGGCTCATAGACAGCTATCATGCCATGCTGGAGCCTCGATCATCATCACCGATGCATGGAAAATCAGTCCCATGCAGTACGAATGTCTGGCAATGTGTTCGCGTTGCCGGCGACAAGTCTATATCCCGATCTCACGGGAAGAATATCGCGAGATGGATAATCGTGAGATCTGGCAGGAATAGGAGAACACCATGACACAGGATAATCTTACCCATGATCAGGCTCTCGAGAAAGCCGAATGGATCGACAAGCTTCGCGAACTCGGATTCGTCTGGGATGGCAACATCGACGATCAGCCGAATCTCTCGAAATGGCGTCATAAGAACATCGGTCATCTCACCGCTCGTCTGGCCTTGGTGACCGATGGTCATTTCGTGGCCATGGTCTGCATTGGTCTGAGCCATGTCATGCGTCCCGATATCCATTTGGGCGCGGAGACGACGGAACGATTGCAACAGATCTATGATGTGATTACGGAGAGCGTGGAGGAGTCATGACCTCAATCAGCATAGGACCATATTTGCGATGGAAGCTCAAGATCCTCGGATTCGAGTACGATCCCGTTGAGGACACCTGGTTCTGGGGATGGAAGAAGAAAGTCCGTCTCAACCTCGATCGATCCATCGGCATGTTCATCTGGAGCGCTTCGGCGGTAACGGCCAAGGCGCCGGCATCCTATGTGGATGACCGGCATGCCATTGTCAGCTGGAACCAATCTGAAGAGGAGTTTCTCAAACTGAAACGCTCGACCGTTGCGTATTACATCGGCGACATGGTGCGAGAACGCATGTCGACTGTGACAAAATAACCGAAAAAGCTATCTCAACATGTGGCCAGGAAACATATATCGCGTTTCGCGAGGTTTCTGTGGCCACATCTCATAAAAACGCGATAAACCTAGTATTTTGTCCGGTTAAAGTACTAGGTTTATTGTATAAGGAGCAAATAATGAACTATCAAATGATTGAATACGCAGTTCGTCGTTATATTGATGAAAAGAAGTTGTTTGAGGGACGAAAGGATTACCACCTGTCTATAAAGACTGGAGGATATATTCGAGGAAACTTCTTTGCATTCGTTGTAACCGATCTGTCTGATGATAATAGAATTTATGAAGTTACGAGTTTGATGGATTCGAAGTCAATTGCCGTAACAAGTTATATTCAAGAGAATGCCGATCCGTTCTTTGTTTAATAGATGATTAGGAGACATTATGCCTGGTGTCAACTTACGACAGTTTCAGCACGAGTGCGTGCGGGCCCTGAGGTCGGGCAAGGTGTTGGCGGCCGGAGTTGGCGCCGGCAAGTCCATCATGGCGTTATATTGGTACGTCACCAAGTGCTGTACGGTGCGGACCTCGCATAACGCCAATGGCGAGCTGTTTCAGATCATGCCGGGGAGTCCGGATCTGGTGATCATCACAACCGCCAAGAAACGCGATAACCACGAATGGGATGATGAACTCTATCGCTATGCCCTGCATCAGGGTGAGAATTCGAAGAAGATGGGTAAGGTTCATGTCACGGTGGATTCGTGGAATAACATCACGAAATACGTCGATATGTCGGCTGTGTTCGTATTCGACGAGCAACGTGCCATTGGTTCCGGAGCCTGGAGCAAGGCGTTCGTGCGGATCGCCAGACGGAATCCCTGGGTGATGCTGAGTGCGACACCGGCCGATACCTGGAGCGATTGGTGCCCGATATTCGTCGCGGACGGGTTCTACCGCAATCGAACCGAGTTTTTTCGTCGTCATGCAGTATATTCCCGGTACACGAAGTATCCGAGAATAGACCGCTGGATCGATGAGGATTATCTGAACCGGTGTCGTGACCGAGTGCTGGTGACCTGCGAGGTGCCTCGAGAGACCGAACGTGTGGTGCATCAGCTGACCTGCGCATATGATAAGGAGACGGTTCGCAAGGCGATGAAGACACGGTGGAATCCTGAGACGGAGGAGCCGTTCCTCAACGCCACGGAACTGTGCTTTTATCTGCGGAGGGTGATCGATACGGATCCCACACGTCTGTCATACGCAGCACATGTGGTACGTGATCATCGCAAGGTGATCATATTCTACACGCTGCGTGCCGAGCTCGAACAGATTCTGAAGCTTGAGGAGGTCACAGGCGTGCCAGTATACCAGTACAATGGCGGTCAGCACGATGATCTGCCTCAGGGGAATTCCTGGGTGTATGCGGTGCAGTTTCAGGCTGGATCCGAGGGCTGGAATTGCACGAGCTGCAATACGGTCCTGTATTGGTCACTGCCGTACAGCTACAAACAGGCTGAGCAGGCGGCCGGCAGGATCGACAGACTCGATACGTCGTACAAGACCCTGAACTATTACATCATGCGATCGTTCGCGCCTTTGGATCTGGGAATCATCCGGGCGCTTCGGAACAAGGAGGATTTCAACACTTCCGGGTTCTTGAGGAGCAGTGCGCGACAAAAGGAGTGATCATGCCGAAAGGGAGAATGGCTGTCGTGTATGTTCATACGGGATACCGAAACATACAACACGATCCGTTCGATATTCGAGAACTACATGAATGGGCGGAAAGCAAGGGGAGTTTCTGCGGAGACAATCCTGCTGGATACGGAATAGGACAAATAACTCATATTGAACGGGATCAGGTCATGTTGAGACCCGATGGATACACTTTGGATATATATAGCGAGACTCATCAGGTGATATGCCCTGATTGCCGCAAGCATCGCGAGTATGTATTTAGTGCCTATGATACGTCCTCTGCATGGTACCAGGAAACACGGTTTGATTATTCGAAGGAGTGAGACATGGATAAATCTGAAGATGATAAGTCTATTATATGCATACATATGGGTCATCGAAATTTACGTTTGGATATGTTCGACATTCGAGAACTTAGAGAATATATCGAGCATAGAGGTAGTTTCTGTAGACATGACCCAGCTGCATACGGAATTGGACTATCATATGCTATAAAGCATCGACCGATTCTAGATAACAATGATGAATATCTAGACCTATATACCGAACGTCGACGTGTAACATGCCCGTCATGCCATCAGCAACGTGTATACATGTTTGTAGTATATAATACCGATTATCGAACAAACATTTAATATCACAACAATTTACTTGGAGAACCATGCGTATTAACGAATTCGAACTGATCAACCCCATGAGCGATGTACAGAACACCATTACGAGATTAGTGAATCATCGTGGGTCATGCGATGATCTATTGCCGAGACATGAGATCATCATGAGTGATATTCTGCTGTTGCAGACGGATCTTGCACATCCCGAAATATCATATGATATGACCGAGACAAAGATCAATGCCTATTGTCCTCGCTGTAAGAGACATGGATCTGGATGGATCGAGACCAATGGATGGTTTTCTGCGGTGTCGCCATCACGCGGAGTAGTGATTCGTCGTGCGATGGATGAGCTTCCTGCTCGTATGGATAGACATGGTCGTGTTTGCGGGCATCGTCGTTTGATGATGTCTTCTGCGGTTCGATCGAAGGATATCGCGTTCCATGTCAGAGAGGAGAACACCAGGAATTATATCTGGTTCAAGAAGCGTAAGGCTTTGGCGAAGCAGTGGTTCCCGTTGAGTAGCGGTGACGAACAGTATCATTTGGTCTGGTGTCCGGACTGTTTTGCGATGACTTGCGTGAACGTCGGAAAGATGTCTTTTACGCGGTACGACCCCTCAAACGCCAGTTTTAGAGGGAGTGAATGGTATTAAAAAGCACTTCTAAATGTGTAACGTTTGTGTGACAAAAGCAGTTCTAAATGTGTAACGTTTGTGTGACAAAATCGATTTGTGTGTAACGTTTGTGTGACACGAGCGAAAATGCCCTTAATGCGGTAAAAACGCCAAAATCGGTTTTGTCACACAAACGTTACACACAAATCGGTTTTGTCACACAAACGTTACACATTTGAAAACGTCTTTTAGGGCCTGAAAACGTTGGAATTTCAACGTTTTTGGGGTTTTAAGAGTATTTTTCTGTGTGTAATATTTCTGTGACATACTTCCTATTCCGGTGAAAAAAAAAATATAATCATTATAATATGAAAAGATATAAAGTATAACCTATGTCACACAAACGTTACACATTTGAAAACCACTTTTTTGCAGAAAGGAACCGTCATGACTTATTTCATCCTCGATGGTAATCGAGAAACCATTTACGAAATCGCCCACGACATGATTGGGTGTAGATGTCAACCAGGGACTCCGGTATGCATCAGTATCCCGAAGATCGATCCAGATGAACTCACACCTCAGGAACGCCGTAATTTTTCCATGAACGATTTCGTCCTGGCGTGTTATTGTTCTGGATGTCGCAAGCGAACCAAACTCATGGTGCCGCTCGATAAGATCCCTCACGTCGATGCCGACGCCATTCGACAGATCGCACAGCAAATGTCGACAGAGGGGATTAATTGCAACCATAACCGAGAGAGCTGGGAAGTGACCGCACCAGTTATTCGAGATGATGCTCCGAGTCAAATCGATTTGAATGGTGTTCGCTTGTTGTTGCATATCGTCTATTGCGTGAAGTGCCGGCATCTTGTACATGTGTACATTACCGATGCCCATCGAGTGTATTAGGAGGAACCATGCGTTTTCGCGAACCAATATTCGAACAGTCCATGCGAGTCATGGAAGACGATCATATCTGCCAGGACATCGACGACTATAGTTACTATGCCGGAATGCAGCTGGAGGACGCCAAGTGCGAACTCGTCGAGCATAACGGCGATGAGATCATCAAGATCGGATGGATGCATGTGGTACCGTTACATCCAGTTCGGAAGTACCAGGATCATCCGATTAAGATCACCACGCTTCGATATGGCACTTCGGAAGTATTTCCGAACATTTACGAAGCAAGCATCAAGAAAGGCTTTAGTCTTTCTTCGTTGCGAGATCTGTTGTGTGGAAGGGGCATATGGTCGGATAACTTCGTTGCTGAATACATCTAGATCATTTGTGCACATTTGTGCACAAACATCGTCTCGTACATTTCCCATAATGGATAGAATATACATATAACTACAGGTATCTCCCGTATTTTACGGTTGGAGGTTTTTTCATGGTTTTAGAGCGAGACTTCCAGCGTAAACTGGTCAAGCGATTGAGGACCGAGATTCCAGGATCCATTGTCATGAAAGCCGATGCGAACCAAGTGCAAGGCATCCCGGATCTCTTGATCCTCGCACATGGCCGATTTGCTTCGCTGGAAGTCAAACGCTCAGCCACCGCATCCCATCGACCAAATCAGGATCACTTCGTTCAGAAGATCAACGACGATGGCGGTTTTGCTTCGTTTGTCGATCCTTCGAATGAAGACGATGTGGTGGACCAAGTCAAGCGATATCTATCCAAAGCCTAGGGAATCACGGCTTTTCATTTTAGGGGTCATCATGACATTCACGTTCAATCAGCACACTGACCTTCAAGGTAAGCATGCATATTTGAGTGCCAGTCATCATGTCTGGCTCAACTACGACGATGAGCACTTCAAGGATATCTTCTATTCCAATCTCATGAAAGAACGTGGCACACAGCTTCACGCCTTCGCCGAGTTTGCGAATAGGATGGGTCGGAAGATGCCGCGCAACCATGAGACCATCAACGAGTTCATCAATGATGGTCTCGGATACAACATGAGTCCGGAAGTGGTGCTCTATTACAGCGAGTATTGTTTCGGGACTGCCGATCTTATCGGATTCGATCCCAAGAAGAAACTTCTTCGAGTATTTGATCTCAAGACCGGTCAGAAGGATGTGCTCGAGTTCGGACAGCTGCATGTGTATTGCGCTCTGTTCTGTCTCGAGTACAACATCAAACCAGATGATATCAATTTTGAATGCCGACTCTATCAGAATGATGAAGTTCGCATTGAAGAGTTTACTGATCCGGAAACCATCAAGGATGTTATGAATCTTATCGTTCATGATGATAAGATGATTCGTGAACTTCGCGCCGAAGCGAAAGCTAATAAATTGATCTTCTAGAAAGGAGCGGATTATGGCTGAAGAGTCATATTCCGGTGATGACGAGTCGTTGTATGACTTCGAGCATTACGGTATCCCACATCAAGGAGCCACTCCGCATTCCGGACGGTACAAATGGGGTTCTGGCGATGAGGATTCCTTGACCAGAGCCAATGGCTTGCTGGGTCAAGTGGCTCGGCTCAAAGAGCAAGGGATCAGCAATTCAACAGAGATCGCACGAGCGCTTGGCATGACTACAACCGAATACCGAGCACGATATTCCATGGCATGGAATGAAGCCGAGAACTATACTCGCAACCGAGCGCTGAATCTTCAGAAGCAAGGTTGGGGTGCCACAGCCATCGGCAAAGAGCTTGGACGTTCTGAATCGACAGTCCGTGGCTGGCTCAAAGATGGTCGTGAAGTTCGTAAGGACATCGCTACCGACATCTCAGAAAAGCTTATGGCTTCGGTTCCGAAGAACGGTGGTCTTGATATCGGTAAATCCTCAGAATTATATCTGGGAACTTCTGCCGATAAGCTCAAGGTCGCAGTGCAGATGGCGGTCGATAATGGTTACGAAGTCCACTACATGTATGAGAATCAGCTCGGCACTGGTCCTGGCCAGAAGACGACCCTCAAGCTGTTGACCGCTCCCGGTGTCAAGGTTTCAGGCCCGGAAGGTCTGTACGCTCATCGTGAGCGTATTGCTTCTTTGGCGAAGAACCTCGATGACATTCCAGCAGGATTTTCCGGAGCACTGAAGCCTCCAGTCTCAATCGACAGTAAGCGAGTTAAGATCGTTTATGCTGAAGACAAGTTTGCTGGTTTCAAAGGCGTCGAACGAGACGGTGTGATGCTGATCAATCCCAAGGCTCCTGATCTTCAGTTGCCGGATGGTAAACGTTACGCTCAGGTTCGAATTGCCGTTGACGGTACCCACTACCTCAAAGGCATGGCACTCGTTGGTGATCCTCGGTCGTTCCCACCTGGTGTTGATGTGGCTTTCTGTACCAACAAACACAAGGGCACTCCGAAGATGGATGTTCTGAAGAAGATGCAGACTATCAAGTCTGCCAACGGAACAGAAGTCATCGATACGGAGAACCCATTCAAGGCAGCCGTTCGTTTGCAACCTACTTATGTGGATCCAAAAACCGGTAAGAGAAAACAATCGTCTTTGAATATTTTGAATACCGAAGGTGATTGGGATGGTTGGTCTAAGAATCTACCATCTCAGATGCTTTCCAAGCAGGAACCTTCGTTTGCTTCTCAGCAACTTGGCATTGCTCTGGATCGTTCTCGATTGAATCTTAAAGAAATCAAATCGTTGACCAATCCAGTCGTCAAGCAAAAGCTTCTTCAAGAGTTTGCCGACGAATGCGATTCTGCTGCCGTTTCTTTGAAGGCTGCCGCTGTTCCCCGTCAGAAGTCTCATGTGATCCTTCCGATCAATTCGTTGAGCGATCGTGAGATTTATGCTCCGAACTACCGAAATGGCGAGAAGGTGATGCTGGTTCGATACCCGCACGCTGGTCGATTTGAGATGCCTGAACTTGTGGTGAACAATCGCAACAAGGAAGGTCTCAAATATATCGGCAATGCCAAGGATGCAGTGGGTATTAATTCCAAGGTCGCCGAACGTCTATCGGGTGCCGATTTTGATGGAGATACCGTACAGGTAATTCCAAATAAAAGCGGTCAGATCAAGAACGCTGCTCCATTGAAGGGGCTTCAAGGATTTGATCCCAAGGAATCATACGCCTTGCCAAAGGACATCAAGCCCAATGACAAGCGTTTGATTTCTCCTGAGATGAAGCAGCGTCAGATGGGTATCGTATCCAATTTGATTACCGATATGACAATCCAAGGCGCTCGTCCTGATGAATTGGTTCGTGCGGTTCGTCATTCCATGGTGGTGATTGATTCCGAAAAGCATAAGCTTGATTGGAAACAATCCGAGACGGATAATAACATTAAGGCCCTCAAGGAAAAGTTCCAAAGTGGTGGCGCTTCTACTCTTGTTTCAAGGGCTAAGGGTGTAGTTCGTCTTCCGGAGCGCAAGCCCCGATCCATGAAGAATGGCGGCCCGATTGATCCTGAGACTGGTGAGAAACGTTATGAACTTACCGGTGAATCTCATCATCGAGCGGTTCGTAATTCGAAGGGTGAGGTTGTTCGTTATGAAACAGTCCCCAATATTACGAAGTCTACGAAACTCGCCGAGGCCAAGGATGCTAGGGAACTTTCTTCTGGGACTTTGATGGAATCTATTTATGCCCGTTACTCTAACGGCATGAAAGATTTGGGTAACCAATCTCGAAAGGCCTACCTCCAGGCAGAGCCTTTCAAAGTGGACCCCCAGGCTAGAAAACAATACGCCCCCGAAGTTAAGAAGATGGTAGCCCAGCTCAACGAAGCCAAGAAGAACCAGCCCCTGGAACGAAAGGCTCAGGTCATAGCCAATGAGAGACTTCGTGCCATCAAAGAGGATCATCCTGACTATGATAAGGAAGATCTGAAGAAAGCTGGACAAAAGGAACTCAAACGAGCTAGAGCTATTGTTGGTATTCAATCCAAGAGGGTGGATCTTACGGATCGAGACTGGGAGGCAATTCAAGCAAGGGCCATCTCAGCAAATCGTCTTCGTGAGATACTGCAATACGCCGATCCTGATCGAGTTCGAGAACTAGCTACTCCGAGAAAGAAAGAAAAGCTTCCTTCTTGGGCTATTGCTAGAGCGAAATCGCTCATGAATGCTGGCTATACCAATGCAGAAGTCGCAGATGCTTTGGGTATTTCGACTTCAACATTGTCTGAGAATCTTGGGAAGTGATGAAGTATGACATTATCACCGCTAGAGCAAGCATGCCTTAGACATGATGTATTGGTAACCACAGTGGACAACCCTATCAATCCATTCGTTGATTTCGAAGGGTGGATGAATCTAGACATTGCCATGGGCTATGATACATGTGGTTTAGTCAACCAAATGTTCATGGGTTATGACAACATGTCTGATGAGGATCAAGCCATCGAGTATGCTCGAATGATTCGAGATCTCTTTGCTCATGATCCTTTGGGTGTGTACACATTAGCTAAGCGTCCTTCATGGCGCGAAGTTCCGTCTGCTGCATCAAACGAATAACAACAGCAACAATGATGAATGATGTGATTCATATGAGCAACGAATAGCATTTGCCTATATGAATCACATCGTTCATCGATGCTGATTGTTATCATTCGTTGTCGTTGCAAATCGAAATCAATTAAATGCGAATGAATTAACTTTCATTCGACTGCAACCATCTATGGATGGTTTATAATTCATATCAAAGAATAATTTTGAATTTAGATTCGTTCGAATTCAAAATTATTGAGATGCCCAACCCTAGGATCTCTTTTGAGATACCGGGGGGAGGGGTCGTGAAAAACACACCCCCTATAGCATAGATCGGAAGAGCA